TTCCCGTTGCTATCAATCGAACCTAGATACTTACCAATACCAGTTTTTGGAAACTTGTAAGTATAGCCAGAAATTGGTGATTCAGAAACTACCATGTAAGGCTGTGTACCTATTGAATAAAATTTCGCGTAAAAAGCAGGAATGATACCAATCACCTGCCCATCAGCACCGGTTAAATTTGAAGGATCACCATTTTCTTTATAATTATGATTTGTTGGGTCAAGATAATAATTTATTGACAGATCATCATTTACGCAAGCAAACCTGATCTTATTGTAAATAGGCTGTGCAAGATGAACACTTGCAGCACCTACTTTTGTAAGTATTGTAGAAGGTACTGTTGTATCCCATTGCACCCCGTATTGAGGGTTCAACTTTGAGCCAAGTCGAACGTTTCCAAGTTCGCCTAATTGATTACAAAATTCAAATCCAAATCTACTTTTCATATTAAAATACCCGTCTTGATTTTACAATATAAGTATTAGTAGAAGCACTATCCACTATCTTTATTCTAACTAATCTGCAATTCAAACCATTCATCAATATAGCAAAAGTTAATGTTGTATTAGTGACTGTTAGAGAATTTACAAAACCATCACTTTTCAAATCATAAAAATAACTCTGTACCCAATCTGCATTAGCAGTATCCTCATCATTAGTTACTTCAACAGTCATCGTAATAGTGCCAGTAGTTATTAATTTACCGGTTAATGATAAACTACTATACCCATCCATACTTATACCGCCAGCAGCTGAGTAATAATTTGTCCCAGCTGTTACATTAGTAGTATCAACTAATGATGTTAAGACAAACTGATCAATAGTGTCTTTAGGTAGTTCTGCTATTATATTACTTGATGTATCAATAAATGCTGAATTCCAATAAGTTATAAAATCAGCAATAGTAGTGAATGGATCTCCATTACTATCTTCTATATCTTCCAAGTTTGCTGTCAAACATAAAGAAAAATTAGACAAATAATATAATGAAATAGTATTACCCGTAATACCTAATCCCAAAGTATTAGGTGGGTATGCTATACCATTTATCTTGTTACCATCAAATGTGTAAAGTCTCATATTTAGTTTCTTTAATTTTTAACGATTAAAAACCTAACATTGAAGCCTGTCTTACTGTTAACTTATACTCTTTACTGTCTTTCATATTATCTATCATAGTGTTCAACATAATAACCTCTATACTACAATCTATTAATCTACTTACTAATCGATCATATTCACACTTGTCTTTATCTGGTGCTCCACCAACTATATATTCTTCGTTATATACAAGAGGTAATACTGGTAATTTATCTTCCCAACCATCAATTCTCCAACCCCACACATCTTTTACTTTCTTAGTTGGTCGTTCACTAATTTCTTCAACTTTTTCATTTATCTTAGTTGATAATCCTCTTACATCGTCAATCTCTTCCTTTAACATCTCACCAAACTTTTCTTTTAATTCTTTACCTGTCTTGCTTATTTCCATATCTTTATTATACACAAACTCATTGATATGTGACTTCTCAATTAAATCTTTATCTTCTATGTTTTGTAAAAGTAATGATTTTACAATATTTTTAGAACTTGTGTTATAATTCATAATAGCACCCCATATAACATCTTTTATATCTTTATCTGACATATCAACCGGCCACATACCAGGTTTTACCTCCATCATTAATCTATCAACTTTATCCCAGCTTTTTCTACTCTCTTCATTTTTGGATTCTGCTCTTATTTTAAAATCTTTAACATCTACTTCCCCTTCTTCAAATAATGTCCCCATAACATCATTAATTTGTTTATCAGTTATATCTTCACCAGACCACTCTCTTATATTATCATAATCAAACTTATCAGAATATGTTTGTTTTTCTTTCTCAGTATTACCCTTTTTGCCTTCTTCTTTCTTCTCCCCACCAACAGCCCGTTCTAATACTTTCTTACGTTCTTCAGGAGACATCTTATCTAATAATTTATTTACTTCATCTGGTAAATCATTCTTCTTCTGCTCAGGATTAGTCATATCTTCTAATACTCTTTTCTGTGCTTCAGATGAAAGTTTCTTAAACTTATCTAACATATCTTTATCTTTATCACTAATAGGTTCTTCCTTTTTGTTTTCTTGCTTAGTTTCATCTTTATTCTTACCATTATCTTTACTCTTTTCAGATTCTGTATTCTTCATACGTTCCTTCATAACTTCATCAGCATGTTTACCTAACTCTGATGGAGGAAAATCTTCAGGTGCCTTAAATGTATCTGTTGCTTCTTCATTCTTTCTACGTTCTAATTCCCTATGTGCAGCCTCTCTTACTTTAGGATCATTACTAACCTTTATAGCATTCTGTAAAGCACTTTCAGAAGCATTCTTAGCTGCTTCTGTAATATCTTGTGGACCCTCCTTAGTTTCTTCTTCAACTGTCTTAGGAGCTTTTTCTCCACCTTCTTTTACTGGTACCCAACCATTCTCTGTCTTCCTAAATGAACCGCCAGCCCATTTACGTACTTCACCAACCTGAGCTCTTTTAGCTTTTATAATTTCATCCTGCACATCATCTGATAATTCTAATAAAGACTTACGAATATTATCTCTTTGAGATTGTAATAACTCTCTATTTTTCTGTTCAATATCCATTTTATTTTAATTTTAAAATTATACAGAATAAATTAACAAATTAGTCAACACTAATGAATTATAAATTCATTTGGTTTTAAATTATGTAATATATCAATATAATCCATGACTTTATGAATTTAATTGAGAATCGACGTATTTCAAACACTCTCTCGTTATAGGATTACTATTTATAGACTTTCTCATATCAGGAGTAACACCATTTTCAAATTTATCAAATGGATTTTGAACACCTGTTTCTTCTTCACTTGTCATTTCATCAACCATTTGATTTTGTTCTTCTCCGCCATACATCTTCATCTGTTGTGATTGTAAATATACACTATTTAATATAGTATCCTTTTTAGGATCTAATTTACGTCCCATTTCCTTTTCAAAAGCTGCTTCTAATGGCATCATACCTGCATCTAATTTCTTCTTTGTAATATCTACCACAACCTCTTCATCTTCCCTATCTATACCTGTAAATATAAATTCATACTCTCTATCAAGTTCTGATACAATAGACTTAGTATAATTCTTTTCTAAGAACAATAACAAAGGTTTTAACCCCTTATGTTTACTATGTTTTAATCTCTCCTTCTGACCATCCTGACCAAATATCTGAGCCTGTTCTTTAAATGAATAGCCTAACTCACTAGGGTCAATAGTGAATGTACTAAATATCATAACCATCAAAAACTCCATCCACTGTTGAAACTCCATATCTCTATTATTCATCTGTAAATCCACCCACTCTAAATCTATACCTGAAAAAATAGGGATTTTATGTGAATTATTTACTCCAGCTAACATCTGTCGCCATGTCTGTCTAAAATCATTCAAAATATCCATATTCACATCATTACTCTTTATATTCACAAATCCCTTTGGGTTACTTCCTTGTTTAAAGAAGTTACCGTTGTATTGCATACCCCACAAGGCCCAAGTAATAATATCTAACAAGATCTCTATCTCAGATGTACCATAACCATTCTTTTCAAGTGCTGTGGAACGATTCCTCTGATCATACATTAACTCCCATGGATAAAAGACTATTTCTTCATTAGTCTTAAAATTACGCATTATATTACTCTGATATACCTGGCCATAACGAGGTAAATATCCAAACATTTCATTATATTTCTGCTTAGCCTGTTCTGTAAATCTTGGATCAATAGTTTCTAATAATCTTATGGTTGATGCATCTATAGCATTATAGCCAATAAGTTCAAATCTATAATTTCTCTCACACTCAGCAGCTATCTGATCATAACTCAGAGAATCTTTTAATATTTTTGCAGTAAAATTATGCAAATCATCAGTAATATCCCACTTACTCTTTACTCCCCCATTATCTAAAAAATTAACAATATACTCAATTTTCTTCTTTTCTTCATCAGTCAATTCTTTCTTTTTACCATCATCAAATAAACTCTTCTTTTTTCTTATAGTATACCCTTCTTCTTGTTCATTCTGAGTAAATCTTAAGAAATTCTGAACCTGAGCTATACGAGTTGTAATTACCTGACTAATAATAGGAGTATCAGCTACTTTCTTTAAAATATCAAAGGATACACGTTTCCTTTGCTGCTTATATCCACCTGTTGCTGAGTAAGCCTCAAATGGATCGAACAAAAACGAACGTATATCCTTCTTTTTACTTCTTGACTCCTGTAAGTAATTCTGAGCTTTAAATATAGCATCAGGGTCATTAGAACGTAAATCTGACTCCAACCTCAAATTTCTTTCAATTTGAAGTTTAGCTATTTGTTCATCATACTCTCTGATTTTATCACTCATTACTAATAACAGATCAAAAATATCCGAAATAAAATAAATTATTCAGATAAAACTGTTACAGTAACCACATAATCTTTATAGGTGACAGTATCTTTAGCAGTAACACGATAAGTCTTAGCGGCAGTAAAGTCATTTTCTGTGGTACCACTTACCTGGGCTGTTGCTCCAATTTTAGCTGTTGCACTGTTAGTAAGTCTAAATGTAGCCTTTAATGCTGTTACTACTGTTTCAGCTGGTACATCTATATCAATAGTGCCTTCTTCGTGATCAATAACTACTACTTCATCTTCTACTCCTATTGAATATTCTAAAATATTACACAACTCATCATTAATATTACTCTCTGCTTGTCTGTCTTCATATACCCTTAAATTCATATTTAAAGCAACTGCTTTAGCCTTCATTAATTTAAGAGTAGTTTCAAGATAATCACCAAAAAGATTAACTGCTGCCCCACTAGCACCAAGACCAGGTAACCAATTCTCACCGTCTGTACTATGTTTAATCTCATTAATGAATAAACGATCATTTGTACCTACTGCATTAGTCAAATAGGAGACAAAGAAGGATTCATCTATCGGTGAATAAATAAACTGTTTCATTCTTATAATGTGTTATATGAATTGCGAAATTATAATTTACTTTTTGAATAACTACTTCTTAGTAAATGCTTGAACTATTAAATCACTTCTACCTTCTTTAACTAATTTATCAATTAATGACTGTACTGCTGATCTTCTTTCACTTTCACTCATCTCCTTACCACCAGCTTTTATACTACCATACATTAAATCATTAATGCTATTAGCAATAATACCTAGATCTAAATTTTTACTCTTACTTTCGTTCTCTTCATCTTTGGCTTTTCTGTCTAATTCGTGTTTTTGATTTTCGACAGTAATGTCTTCTTTTTTCTTACCTATCTTACCATCAAGATAGTCTTTAGCTGCACCCTTACATACACCTAAAGTTCCTTTAACAATACCTTTCCCATTAGCAGTCAAAACAAATTCACCACTTACATGTGTTCTCATTATTTCAAAATTAGTATCTCCAACTACAGCAGTATAAATACCATCTTCATCCTTATTCCACTCTATATCACTACTCTTACCACCTTCTTGAACTTTCTGCCAATCCTTATTAGGATTACCTGTTGATGATACCTTACGATACTTTACTCCACCCCATTCTCTTATTTCACCAATAGCTGCCTTCTTGCCACCTTTTTCAATATCTGTATCAATTGATTTCTCAATATTATTAACTTCTTCATACCTTTTACCTGCACGACCAAGTTTTCTATTTAACTCCGTATCAAGATACTTACCTGTACGTGACTTCTGAATATCGTCTCCTTCAGAAAAGTCCCATACAATTTGAGATGGACGTATAAATTGAACTGATTTCTGTAATGTATTATCATCTGTAATTTCAACAGGTCTGAATGATTTAACTTCTAATGCCACCCATTCTATCATCTCCTCTCTGGCTTCTTTATCTATAGATTTATTAATCTCTTCGTAAGATTCCTTTGTAAAGTTTCTTATTTGATCACTTGTAAAACATTCAATCTCACCTAATTTCACTGATTTTTCTATTTCACTTCTTAGTAAATTTTCCATCTTTTTATGGTGTCTATGAGAACAAAATAATTTAAGGCAATAAAATTATAAAACTTTTAACACAAATAAAAATTTATCTAAAAATTTTATAAACACTCACATTATCCCACCTATCAATAATATCTTTATTACCTACCAACAAATCTACTCTATTATTAAACCTTTTATTCATTCTATCTTGCACTACCCATATACCATCATATAAACCAGTACCACAAATATAAACTTCATCACCAAACTTAAATCTCTTCTCTAAATCTCTTGAAATAGCTACCCATCTATGATTAATAGGGTCATTCAAATTTATCCTTTTACCACTTGCAGTTATGTCTGGATTACTATCTGTTTGACCTATTACTGGATTATAACAAGTTATTACTATCTCACTACAAACTAACTCTATACCGATTAAATCATTAACTCCCACATCTTTTATAGGTGTGAGAGTTAAAAGTAAAATGGTTACTATTAATATTCTTATTATCTTTCTATACATTCTTTTTATTTAAGAATTCAACTAATTCTGGTGTTGATATAATTTCATTTGCTATTCCCATCAATTGAATATAATCCTTTAATCTACCCATTAACTTCTTAGCTTTAACAATTTCATTAATTGTACTAAATAGTATACCAAAATGATTCACACACTCTCTTTCTTTTGTATCTATAAAGAAATCAACATTAATACCATTCATTGATACTCTAATCAAATCATCTTTTTGTAGATTAATGTGATATTCTGATCTACCAATAGCAGGGGAAGTCTTCTCTAATAATCTTAAACTTTTAATCAAACTTATTGTCGGATGAATAAGTATAACATCAAGATCTTTAACATTATCATCTTTTACTAACCCAAATAAATTTAAAGCTAATGACCCAGTTACTATAAACTCTGAACATTCAGATGTCATAGTATTGTTTAACTTTTTAGCTAACTCATAAATTTTCTGATTCATAACAATTGTTTTGTATTATTAATACCCTGTCTTGGGTTTGAACTTTCTGAAATAATAAACTACAAAATCATCACAATCTTCAATTAAAGGCATAAATATTACTCTGTCATCAAAAATATAAACACAATACAATTCTTCTTCTCTTGCCCCTATATAAGATGATACACAGCTTTTACAAATTGAATCAGGTATAGCCTCAATCAAAGTAAATATACCTGCTTCATTAAAAGCTATAAACTTGCCTTCTTCGTTTATTTGAATGTTCTCATTCTTTAGTCTGACACTGTGTATTAATTGTTCTCCTTTATACTTCTCCACTTTCCAAACACTTCCATCCTGAGAATAGGATACCAGTGTTAGAACACTTAAAACTACTATTAGTAATAACTTTTTCATAATTATCTAATTTTATTTTTTCTTATACCATTTTATAAATTTAATAACAGAAGACCAAGTAGCCTCTAATTTTGAATCACATATGACTAAATTCTCAAAAAATCTATTTGGTTTATTACCACATCTAATGGCACAACTTTTCTCAATTATTTCAACAATCCAGCCCAAAGATTCTATCTCTTCAACAACAGGCATTAACCAATCCCAAGAGAAATGATATTTCAATTCTGAAAGAGAAACATATTCTATCCCATCACAATTAATTGGGTGAACCATGTTTAAACATTTTGATGGATCGGATAACCCAGAAGATTTACCCAATTCTGTTGCACCCATAAATTTAGCAATTAATTCATTACCTTCAATTATTTCTTCTTGTGTCATTTTCATCTCTTATCAAATAAATAAAGGGTTAGTGTTAATTCTTCAAAATCATTATCAATCTCTCTTACTTTCTTTTCAACATAATTTTTATCTTGTATTTCTTGAAGTAATGATAACAAAATATTATTATATTTTAGTTTCTCATAATCTGGTCTGCCCACTATCATTTTATTATACTTTAAATATCTATTACTACTACTTATCTTAATCACATTACTCATATTTATTACAATATGAGAATCATCAGGTAATCTTACATACCCAAACTTCTTTAAAATTTTTTCAACTATCTTCATATCAATAGGGAGTTTAATTTTTCTGAATAAGCATTATCAATCTCCATATACCAACCAAAATCTTCTTCATCATCAACAAATAATTCACAAAATCTATCCATCATAACACATACCATATCTAAATGGATTAGAGATGTACAACTGTTAACTATCTTCAACAGTTTATTCTTAGCTGCCAATTTCTTTTCTTTTGAAATTCTTTTCATATCAACCCTTTCTTAATCATATCTAATCTGACTTGCCACCAAGTATAATAATAATTAGGAGCATTAAACAATTTATTCAAATTTACCATTAAAATGGCTTCCCAATATTTCTTCATTTTATGATATTTTTTCATATTCTATTTTAACGCCATAAAATTAATAAAAATAAATATAACTTTTATATTTATCATTAATTTTTATTCATTATAAATAAGAAGGGTGGTCTATCTTAGACAGGCCACCCTAATCAGAAATAAAATTCAGCTTATGCAGCTAATCTCATTTCCTGTTTTTGTGTAAAGATGTTGCCATCTATTTTGCACTGTTATATCTCTTTTATCCACAACTTATGCTGTCTAAACCAGTCAGCCCCTAATAAGAAGATAATAAACGATCACCTGGCATCATCTGGTGGGTATAAAAAAATATAAAAAACCACCTCTCCCTGGATTATGGGTTACTTCTTGGATCAAACTTTCCTCAGTTCTTCTCGAGAACAACATCGTTTATTATCTGTTCACCGATTACGCATTAGGCGAATTATGTGGAGCTGCGGGGAATCGAACCCCGGTCCAAACATAGTTACAAATAACGTCAACAATATAACAATATCTTCAAAGAACTTTACTAATCACTTTATTTAAAAATCCTAAAGTGATTCGAATTCTTCTTCCAAATGCTTAATCTCTCTCTCAAAAATCCTTGCAATACGAATAGCACATTCTTGAATCTCTTCAACTACTTTCTTTTTTAATTCTTCAGATATACCATTAGCAGTCCCAAAATTATCAGATGTATATTCTTTCCCACCTTCTTTAGTCACAACAACTGTCTGAATACTTAAAGAACAGTCCTTAACTAAAGAACATGTCTCATCCCTGAAAGAAACTGATGCTCGAATTCTATTCTTATAGTCATCAATAGTCTTCTTTAATTCATTAGCTTTTTCTAATTTATCTGTTGTCATAATATTTGTTTTATCACCCTCTATCTTCAGACTCACTGAAATTTATTCCACGTATCTCTTACGAGAGTAGTAGGGTCATGCTGAGAACTCATTCGTGTTGGATATGCCATTTTTACATATCAAGAATTGAATCATGGTATCCTTTCTCAAGGGAACAACACGTATAGGATTACTCCATTGATGTTTTTACGCCTACAACTCCTATCAGCATTTCTGCCATCGTATGTTGCATATTCAACATCCTGTCAATTCAGGATTATCATCTTTATGTGAATCTATCTGCCAGTTTTAGCTTACTTACAAGCGACATGCGCATGACACAGATAATTACTATTGTGAGATAGTTTTATTCACAAAGGATCAATGTTTAGCCAAAGATTTTCAATTATTCAAAGAACTTTAGTCCTTTAAAAATTCCTGACCGTTATGCCTACGGAATAATACATTAACCTCTGTGATACATATCTGAGTCTAATCTACAGTCTGCTACCCACCGTCGGTTGCGCCGAGCATCTGGACAACTGAATATGTAACACTTTGTCAACTTTTATCTATCCACAAACAACGACCTTTGCAAGAGGTCTAATTATAACTTTTGACTATATGTCGTACCAAGCAGGCTCTATAATTTGTTTGCTTCAATCAGGAATTTCAAAGAACTTATTTTGTAGTCTGAGCCAGAGTCGAACTGGCACACTCGCTATGAGTAATAGATTTTAAGTCTATCGTGTCTACCAATTTCACCATCAGACCAGATAACTTTGCATTATGTGCTTCAATCTCCTTTTTCCTCTTTATAAAATCTGCCATACTCAATTTGTCTAATTCTTCTTTATTAATTTTCATAACTCGTCATCTACTTCAATAGGATCGACACTTGAAAATGCACCAATTACCAGTGCAACGAATACAACTATTGTCAACATTGCTTCCATTACATTACTCCTTCCTGATTTTTAACAAAGAAATGATCGACATTAAAGTAGTTGTAACCCTGTTTGTTCAACTGATTGCAAACCATGTTTACAATATTATACAGTTGCTTAATAGAACTTCCTTTCTTATGAGCCTCTCTGACTCTGGTTATCATCACCGATTCTTGTTGATACATTGACAGATTGTTCTTTGGGTTGGCAAACTGTCCAATTTTCAGTAATTCATCACTTAGTAACATGATCTTAACTTTTTAATTATTGTTTGAATAAATGATGTTTTATAGTTATCACCTACGCTGCAAAACTTTTCAGAAAACACAGATTTTAAAAACACAATGACTGTGCAAACACGACTATTTCAATAGGGGCTTGTGTCGATGGAGTAGGGTTTGATCCGCTCCAAAATTGGTTATAAGGTAACCCGGCTTGCTTTATAGCTTTTGTAATTGCGGCATAACCAACTACACACCAACCTTTACTTGGAATCTTATTTCTTCTGGTACAAGGGTCGAAAGTTTTTCCTGAAAATTTCTCTTTAAGTACTGCGGCTAAATCATTGATTGTTGTTTTCATTTTGCTTAGATTTTTAATTATTGTTTGAATGATTACCCTCTTACCCCTCCATTATAACATCTTCTCAATTTACCGTAATAATATTTTGAGAAGTTGACTTTATCATCTTTGAACATTTTGTATGCTTCATCAATATTTGATGCACAATAATAAACGTCGGTCTTTCTTCCCATCGAATCAGTTATATTGTACAAATTATTCTGTTCCTGTTTTGTTTTAATTGTTTCCATAATCTATATTGTTTCTTTAACACGGTAAAATTAATATAATAATTAACACAAACAAAATTTTTGGTCAATTATTTTTAAAAATATCCTTAATTTATAATGATTATAAATAATATTATCATTATTACTAATATACACACTATATTTTTTAGTCCTTAAATATTATCTCATAAGTCATAACAAACCCAGCCGAATATGCTAAAGAATAAATCACGAAATCATCCAAATAATATTTAAATGGCTTCTTCTTACCTCCGATTTGAACTGTTATAGCTAATATTGTTGAATACTTATTACAAGTATTCATCATATGCCATCCATCGGTAAATGTGACAAAGATTGTTGATGAACCCGGAAACTTTTCACCCTGTGCAGGATCGCCGTTTTTCCACTTATTTTGCCAGCTTAAATCGGGATTCCAGAACTTGGAATTGCCCGTGTAATGGAATTGCAGGAAATCGGCAGTTCCTTTACTTGCTCCAGATATAAACATTAATCCTGTTGGTACAGGCTGAAACTTATATTGAGCCATCACTACAGTAGGCATGAGCACCAATATAGAGAAAAATAATCTCATTGTCTTCATAATTAATATGTTTAATTACTCCTCCATACTATTCTGATCATTCTTAATTATCTCCAATAACTTATCTCTATTACTCTGGACCTTCTGAGTATCCTTTAATGGAAGTTCTTCATATGATACATCTTGTATACTACTATCTGGTTTACTCCTCTGATATTGTTCTATCTCATTCCAATCATAATTTCGTATAAGATCCATTGTAGTAGGTACCAAATTTGTAGACAACTTACTAAACCCATTAAACTGACTGTAAAAAGAAGAAGTTAGTGCTGTTAATATAATATGTGGATTAATATGCTGTTTGGCAGCAGTTAGATAAACTGGTATTAAATGGATAGGGACCTTCTTACTTATATCAGTAATAGTAGATGCTGCCATTAATGTAGCATTAACATCTATCTTACCATCTATTGTCAACTTTACTTCATCACCCTTTATTTCTTTCCTTACCTGTTCAATGATAGCCCTGATCTCTTGACTTATCCCTTTTAACTCAGTTCTTATCTGTGTAGTGTCTCTATCTTTCTTACTATACAGATCATTAAAAATAGCCATAAACTTACTATACAATATAGACAAAGTTTCAACACGTCCTGCATCAGTAGCTAAATAATGATCTTTAGCTGATCGTATAAACTCCATTCTCTTTCTATCAATAGTGTCCTTGTTCTTTAGGAAGAACTTATATATTAACACACTATCAGTCTGATACCCCCAATTCTTTAATATTTCTTCAACTTCCTCAAAAGTCTTATATTTAGCAAATTCATCAATTATGTCTGCCTTTCTCCAATCAAATATATCCTTTCCCAATCTTGGTCTTATCCATTTTAGCCATGCAAACTTTAATCTACTCTTTTGATGCTTTCTTTCTTCCATCTCCTTACATAAATCTTCCAATGATGTCAAATCAGTAGGTGAAATATTCTTCTCTTTTGCTCTCTTAACTGCCATCCCGTTAAACAATAGTGTATCAACACTTTCCACCTCTTTTGTCTTACTATTTACAAATTGAAAATATCGTCTTGGATGTTCCCTTGTTTCTTTTCCTAGTTGTAACCAATTGATATACAACTGTTTAATATCCTCAGGAGCATCATCAAACTCTCTGGGAAGTATGACAATACCACGCTCGTTATACTGAACGTCGGTATCATCTTGTATCATAGATAGTCTATCCATGTAGTATTAGACTGTGTTATTACCTTTACGAAATTAAAATTATCTCTTTAATAGTCCCTTCTAATTTTTCTATTCTGTCTCTAATTTTTCTTCTTATACGATCAAGTTCTTGTATTGGACGAAAAACTTCACCTATTAATTTTCTATTCACATCATTCATTTCTTCATCAACTAATTTAAAAAATTTAATTTCATCATATACTCTCTCTTCTAGTATATATTTTAATGTTTCAATAGCCTCATCTACCTGCACAACCATATCTTCTTTAGAACCATATAAACCATTAAGAAACTCATCTTTAATAGATGACCCTATTAATTCGCCTGTTTCTCCACAATTATAAACATATCTTCCATACTCTATAAACCTTTCTATCCTTTTTATAGATGTCTTGATATTAGGCTTAGGGTATTTTATTTCTTCACTCACACTTTCTTCTTTACTTTCTTTAATAGCCTTTTCCATAGCTATTAAACAAATCTTTCTCCAATCTGAAGAACGTTGTTCAACTGACTGTTTATAAGTCTCATTGAGTATTTCATTTAAGTCTCTCATAACTGTTTCTTCTTTTAATTGTTTCTTCTCTTCTAGTGAACTACCCACCCACAGCAAAGCTGATGGGTTGGGCTTCGGACTTCGTAGATAGTTGAGTATTACTACTTCTTACACCATCTCCATCCGTGTTTTCGACAGTTCCTGCCGAGTTTAATATTTTTAATCCTTCTTTAAAAATGTTCTTTGCTGCATTAAGGTCACGGTCTAATACGTGTCCATTTTTGCAAGTCCATTCTCTTATTGAAAGATTTAAGTCTTGATTTATCCAACCGCACTCACAACAGGTTTTTGAACTTGGATACCAGCGATTGATTTTAACAATTTGTTTGTCATTCCAATTTGCTTTGTATTCAAGTAATCTTACAAAAGTTCCCCAACTGGCATCTGATATATGTTTTGCAAGTTTATGGTTTTTGACCATACCTTTCACATTCAAATCTTCTAATGCGATTATATCATAATCAGTTACCAATTTGTGAGATACCTTGTGTAAGTTATCCATTCGTGAGTTGGTTATCTTCTCGTAAATTAAGGCTGTTTTTCGTCTTTGTTTTTCAAACGAATTACTACCCTTTACTTTACGAGAAAGATGTTTTTGTGCTTTCGCTAACTCTTTTTCATATTGTTTTGTGTATTTGTTGTTCTTGAATTTGACACCATCAGAAGTAATAGCAAAGTCTTTTAAACCTAAATCTATTCCACAAACAGCACCAGTCTTTTCTTTTGGTTGATATTGTTCTTCTGATAGTATTGATACGAAATATTTTCCTGTTGGTGTTTTGCTCAAAGTGCATTTACCAATTTCCCCTTTAACTTCACGGTGAACATTTACTTTAATACCTTCTTTGAATTTTGGTGCAAAAAATCTACCAACTTCAAGTTTTGCGAACTGTGGAACTGTGAATGAGTTTTTCTTTTTCCTTGACTTAAATTGTGGAAACTTAGCGTTACCTCTAAAGAAGTTTACGTAAGCAGTATCCAAACATCTTAAAGCAAATTGTAATGATTGGCTATTCACTTCTTTGAGCCAAGCAGTTTCTTCTTTCTTTTTTAGTTCGGTTAATGTAGCAGCCTGTTTATAGTAACTATCAGACTTTTTATCTGCTTGATATTGCTCTTTTCTTTCATTTAAAAAGTGATTGAACACAAACCGAACACAACCAAAATGCTTATCCAACAACACTTTTTGCTCTTGTGTTGGCTGCAATTCAAATTGATATGTCCGAAAAATTGTCTTCATTATACTATTAAATAGTTTTATTTATGCAAAGATAATACTTTTTTGTAAATCCGCTACATTTTATAAAATGTCTAATTCGCCTAATGCTTCTTCTGCAACATCCCTTACTTCTTTTAGGGAGTGTTCTAGTATTAGAATTCTTTGAAAATCATCCATAATCTTATTTAAAGATTAATAATATCATTAATATCTTTAACTATAAAACTAGCATACCATTTATTACCTCCACCTCCATATTGTTTAGCAATAATAGAACAATCAACAAGCCCGTTATCATTATATAAACTAAAACACCATTTTGAACCATCATAATAAAAACTGGCACACCCATCATAACCATCTTTATGATAGTCTATACCAAAATCAGTTAAATTAAGTCTCTGTCTATTAATACAAATAAAATTATATCCCTCTTCCAGAATAGTAATGTTAGAAAATGTAACAACAACTCCATTTTTATAAAGTTGTTTAGCTTCTGTACAGAGATACTTATAAATTACTCTTCCTTCATTCTTAATTATTTCTATGTCACTTTTATTAATAGGAGAATTAAAACTTCTTTGCAAAAATATATAAGCATCTTCATAACTAGAAATTATTGATCTAACACCATATTGAAACTCTAATACATCTTTCCAATTAATAGTGCCTATACCACCAAAACAATCATAACGACCAATAAGTCTTACTATTTCAGGCATAGGTTCATTGGGGGAGAGGAACTTCCAAGTAAGTTCACAAGCAGCATAATTAATATCTCTAATTCCCCAAATACTATTATTAATTTTACTGTCTCTAAAACTATGAAAATAATCTTTTACTTCTTTTATAGCAGATATATGATGATCTAACCATAATAGAGACTTATTATTCAACTTTTTAATCTCTTCTTTAGGAAAACTAATATCAACCATAATTACTTTATCATACCCTGATAAATCAGGAATAGATTGTCCATAATCATAACCTATAAAATCTAAATAATCCTTAGAAGTAGACTTATAAATTTTAACGTGTTCTGTAGACCAATGTTTAACAATGGCTGCAGACATCCAACCATCAAGATCAACGTTGTGATAAATACATGCTGTTTTCATATATTTATTTTTTATGTTGTTAGTTTAATTTAATACCAATGTTCACAATTATCAAATACACAGAAAGAACATTTCTGCAACCCTTCTTATACTTCCTTACTGTTACAACTCTTTTTTCTTTTCTTCAAAATACATACCATTAAAGCTCCAACATACCCATGCTTTAACTAATATTAGATTAATACCAATCTCATAAGCATTTACAAGATTATTACCCCATTCTTTAGTATGGTTAAAATCCTTTCTACCTACAATCTTATCTCTTTTAAACCACAACCCAACTTCCCATTTTGAGAATACTCTATCTATACGTTTAGATTTTTCAAATCTATGGCGTAAAACAGTTGTAATATTGCAACTTCTTATTCTAAAACTTCTTACCATTTTTTATTTATCTAGATTATCTATCATTATGAATGAAAAATGTCCATGTCTTTGCTTGTGGATGTTCTACCCTCCACGTTTTATAATTAATATACCCAATTCCATATATAACACCTATTATTAATAAGCAAACTGCTGTCACAGTTAAAATAGTTTTAATTTTCTTTATCATAGTTTTTAAATTATTACTTCAATTTAAATATTAACTACTAAATTCAAATCTTCTTTAGTCACTATTTTACTTTGTAAAACCCTTTCTTGCTCCTTTTGGCAGTCAATGATAAAATTACTAAATTCCTCAGTAAATATAATTTTTTCAGAAGATAAACTTTCACCTTCTTTCAAAATACTCTTTAAAGAAACTTTCTTCAAATGTGTCATCTTATTTTTACGTTTATTTGTCTTCTAATTTCCTATCTTATTTAAAAAATGTTTTTTAGACTTATCATCCAAATTATTGTACAAATTAACATGTATTACTTCATCTTTATCAACTTATACAACTTTTTCAATATATAATATATCTTCAACTTCTCCATTTCTAACTCTCTTAAAAGTAACTTCATAAAATGGACAACACTCACTCTCTTCATAACACTAACTATTATATTCACATATTTCACAATCTTCAATTGTACTTACACAACCACTACAACAGTTACAATCCATACTGTCTACTTCTGTTTCTTCAAACTTACCATACACCATGAATAACCCAGAAATAGCTATAGCTATAGAAATAACCCAAGAAAACGAAAAGCCCCAATAAAACATTTTATTACCTGTTATAGCAACTAAAATAACCGGAGATATAAAAATTAAAATAGGGAGAATAATAGTCAATAATATCTCAACCTTTTCATTTACTTTTTTATTTTTCTTCATTTTATTATGTATTTAAACCAACAAAACTTACTACGAATTAATGGATATAAATAATTTTTCTCCCCACTTCTAGCTTCTCTTTCAAATGACAAATTATAATATGAATTTTCCCCACATACAAATAATTTAATCACCCATTCAATAAAATATATGATATAGAAGAATATAAACAATAACTCCTTCTGTTGTTCCCAATGTATATACTCATGAGTTTTAACACAATTACTTGCATTCATATCTCTTAAATATATACCAAAAGGAGCTATTGTTATACCACCTACCCATTTAGGTAGGATAATGGTTAAAAACCAATTAAATTGATAATATTTAACCCTGAACAATATCATTTACTCGATGATTTCTACGATGTAATACCTGTTGAGGTAACCTTCTCCTACATGTTACCACGTTACATGCTCCAACCTTAGTTGAATTAGGATACTCATTTGCTTTACGTATAATACGTCTGGTTTCTGATGCTCCGGAATTCTTTCGTTTTAATCCCTGTAGGAATCTTGATACTCTGCCTACACTCTTACGAGTTCTCATTCTGTTTTTCATTGTAAATTGTTTTGTTTCATTAATGATATGACTTCGTTTTGAATTTCTTCTATTTTCTTCTGTTCAAAATCTTTTTCGTAATACACATTCACTTCTCCCTTACGTTCTTCACATGGTACTATAAGACAAAAATACTCTTTATTTATTTCAGATTTTCTAAAACTCTCTAAAAAATTATTTATATCTTCTTGTGAAAATACTTCAGAAACATGAATTATTATTAATGGTTTAACTGACATAGTATTTAACTTTTAAAGATTTAAATGAGTATCCCTGTTTTATTAATTCTTTCTTCATAAAACTCAACCAAGCAAACGGTTTATCATCATACAACACTGATTCTCTACCATTTTCAATAAATACTAATTTACCTCTAGTTGGTTTCTTCAATTTCTGAATACCGTAATTTCTTAAACGACCAAATTCAATTTCTTTACTCATTGACTATTAATCCTTTAAAACATATTAAAATTAATATAATAATTAATACAAACAAAATTTATTTTTAATTTATCATTAATTTATAATGATTATAAATAATTATTCTCTCAAAAAATGTTCTCTAATGGTTGTTCTACCATTTTCAACAGAAGATGTTATAACACTTTTCATCTTCTTTTCTTTAGCTTTCAACCTCTCTAAAACCTTTAAAGCCTCTAACCTATTATTCTTATTAAGTGTGCCTAATCCAATTTCATTGTTTGCCATAAATAATGTATTTAATTATTATTTTTATTTTATATAATTATACAAAATTAAATATCCCAGTCATCCATATCAAAATAAATCTGTTCAACTATATTTTCAATTTCTATCTTAGTTTTATTTATATCTCCTATTATTGAAAATATTAAATCAATTAATAACAACTCTTCATCACCATCTGTTTTATATTCTCTCAACGTCACACTATTCAATGATTTTTCTATTAAATCACAAATTTTTTGTTTTTGTTCTTCTGTAAGATTCATATTTAATTATTATTTAACCACATTTTGAATACCCACAATTCAAACACTTCCAACATCCATCTGATGGTTGTAGTTTACTACCACATTCAGGACACTCTATAAACTCACTATCTATATAATTACGTAAAACCCTTTGAACAACCTTATCAAAACTAGTAACCAATGCATATTGTTCTATTTCTGAAACGATAAACTTAGGATCTATCTTATGTCTAAGCATCATGGAATACTTACGTGTACCCACTTGATCTTCATTCTCTATAAGATCAATTATATTAGGAATTTCATAAGATTTATCAAATTCCTTATCAACACCTACTAACTTATATACTCTACTCTTTAGTTTTCTAATAGTACCCTTCTGTATCTTATAAGGGAAAATATGATTAGGTAACTCTGGAAATGCAAATATTTCATATGGTTTCCCTTCATATTTACCTACCAAAATCATCCAATTTATTTTCAATGCCACTTTATGATAAATATCACACTCCAACTCTTTTGGCCGTTTAACAGCGTCAACATACTCAAAATTATTTTTCTTATCATTAACTAATATACCAGATCTTGATCCTTCTCTATATATTGTCATTCCCTTACAACCACTTTTATAAGCTGTCATATAAATATCATCAACAACACTAATAGGAGTGTTTTCTGGAATATTAGTTGTTGCAGATATTGAATGATCAACCCACTTTTGTACCCTACCTTGCAATTTAACTTTATCAACCCAATTAACATCTGATGAAGTTGAATTATGATAAGGAGACTTACTAACTAATATATTTAATTCTTCATCAGTATAATCTTCCAGTGGTTTTTTATAATCAATATCAAACAATTTAATATCTGTTTTATACCAATTTTTATCATACCAGTCTTTAAACTTATGATGAAATACATTATATTCTTCAAACATCTCACCATGTTCATCAATAAAAGTAGCTTTACTCTTATCTATAGTCCTTCTTCTACGTTTATAAAATACAGCAAAACAAGGCTCTATACCAGAAGTAGTTTGTGTCATTATACTAGTAGTCCCAGTAGGGGCTATAGTTAAGTTAGAAATATTTCTACGACCATATTGTTTATAAACTAAATCAAATCTCCCCAATTCAGAATCACTATAATTAAAATCTGATATCCAATTAATAACTCTACTAACAAATGGATTATTTTTTTCTAATTCAAAATCCCACTTAAGAAATGACTCTCTCTCCTTAGCCATTATAATAGATGATACATAACTTGAAATAGCTAATTGTTCATGAACTCTCTCACTCATATCAATAGCTAATCCAGAACCATATGTAAACCCTAATGCAGCCAACATATCACCTTCTCCTGTTGTTCCTAATCCTGTTCTACGACCTGCTTGAGTTTTATAAAATATATTCTCCCAAAGTTCTTTTTCAACACTCTTAATACTATCTGATTCAGGATCATTTTCTATTTTTTCAAGTATCCTGTTTATCTTCTCAAGTTCTAAATCTACTAAATCGTCCATTAATCTTTGAGCAATAATTACATGTTCTTTGAATAAATCAAAATTAAAATATGCATCTTTCTCAAATGGATTAACAACATATGAATAAAGATTAATAGACATCAATCGACAACTGTCTTGAGGACAAAGTGGAATCTCTCCACAATTATGAACTAACAAACCTGAACTGTTTAAGAATTTATCATCATCTGTTTTAGTTATAATATAAAAATTATGATAATCTTCAACATAAATATCATATACTTCTTCTTTAGCAAGTTCTATAATATTATCTACATATATAGATTCATCTAAATTAACATTAATATCTTCAGGTTCTAATTCTTTTAATAGATTACCAAATTCCTTATCAAATAACATTAAAGAATTTTCTAATCTATCATTATCCCAATTATATTTTTTAGCATTTGCATAAATATTTTTACGTTTATTCATTAATCTTAAACGTTCTGTACCAACTATCTTATGAATAGGATTAGATTCTCCAATTCTATCTGTAATTTTAACATGCTCATTTATATCTAATAACCTTAAATTATTTAATGAATCATTTGTAGAATCACGATCAATATGATCAATATTATATAATTTACCATCATAAGAACCATAAAAATATTCATAAATCATTCTATATTGTTTAGAATACCCATTATATCTACTATTAATATGTCTATATGATGATCCATTATTTTTATTAGAAAAAGAATAAAATTTACCTAACTTAACTCCTAAAGAATCTTTTGCTTCAACATAATTACCATCAAAAGTAGCTAATAAATGATCTGGAGTACATCTAAAAGAAGAGCCATCAGAAAGAATTACTTCTAAAACTTTTCTTATACCAGTTTTAAATGCAATACCTTCTTTAATATTAACTTTCCATCCTCCACCTCTATTACCGTTAGAAGCATTCTTATCAGCACAATATACTAAAAATTTACTTCCCTTATCAGCTAATTCTTTAATAGTAACACCATTTCTTCCATCAGCAACAGCAATAATTGTATCTCCAGTTAAACATGGATTAGTTGACTTAGTCTTCCACTCTTCTCCATAACAATCTGCAGGTGATTCTCTTATAATAGTATCCCAAAAGAGGATACCCGGTTCAGCTGATTTCCATGCATTCTTAATTATCTTATCCCAGAGATATCTTGCTTTTACTTTCTTTATATACCCACCATCAACCTTTAGTAGTTTGTTATACTCTAATTTATTAATTAAATCATAATCTTTACTACAATATGGTATCTCTAAATCAATAGGAAAAGTTTGATAAAAATCACCATCACATACTACTCTTCCCATAAACTCATCTGTTATACGAACAGATATATTAGCATCTGTTATCTTACCACTTTCTAATTTTGAATCTATAAATCTTTCAGCATCGGGATGTTTAATAGAAATAGATAACATCAATGCCCCTCTACGATCACCTTGTCTTACTTCTTTAGTGGAATTAGAAAATCTCTGAGCATACAACACTGATCCTGCCATATCATTTAAAGCAGCATTATTAGCTAAAGCCCCAGCCGGTCTTAGATTAGATAAATCATGACCAACTCCACCTCTTCGTTTCATTAACTGTATTTGTTCTTCATCTGTACGCATTATACCACCATAAGAATCTATAGCAGAATCTATAACAAAACAATTGGAAAGAGAAGTTATTGAAAATTCATTCCCGATCCCAAACATAGGTGATCCCTGTGGAACTATATATCTAAATCTATCAAACAATTCAAATATCTTCTTTTCAGAAATGGGATTTGGATAGTTAGACTCTATTCTAGAAAACTCCTTAGCTAATCTTCTATGCATATCTTCAGGTGTCTTCTCTTTTATATCACCATTTTTATCTTTCAATGCATATTTATCTATCCACACATTAGCAGCTAGTTCATCGCCATTAAAATATTCACATACTGATGAAAATATTTCTTCTTTAGTCATTGTTTTTAGCCATTTTTTCAGAATCCAATATAACTATCATTACACCACCTTTTGGTTGAAGTAATATAGGTATCTGATTTCTATTAACGAAATAACTATACAAAAATCCTTTATACTTACTACTTAAATGACTTACCAGTTCAGTAAACTTCTCAGTAGTAACACCTATCAAAATTGGTTTTATTCTATAATCTTTATGTTCCTTCATAAAAATCAACTGTGCTCTCAAATGTTCAACAATATCTTCTTTAGATATCAAATATTCTTTAAACACCTCATCATTAGAAATGTCTACAACGTTCTCTCTTTGATTAATTATATAATATTTATTCATCTTTCTCTTCTCCAACATTATAAATAGTATAAGAAGTAGTAAGTAATAATCCAGCAACTGAAGCTGCATTCTCTAAAGCAACTCTGGTTACTTTTACGGGATCAATTATACCAGTATCAAAAAACATCTCATATTTATCATTATAAACATTATATCCTGTATCATATACTTTAGGATCAACATTTATTATGCTATGCATAATCACATCTACAGGCAAGCCAGCATTCTTCATTATAACTTTAAAAGGCTCTTCTATAGCTTTACGTATAATTTCTATACCTAATCTTTCATCATAATTATCATATTCACAATCATCTAAACTTTTAATACAACGTAATAATGCTACACCTCCGCCAGGAACTATTCCTTCTTGAATAGCTGCTCTAGTAGCATTAAGAGCATCTTCATATCTGTCTTTTTTCTCCTTCATTTCAACTTCACTTATACCACCTACATAAATTATCACTACTCCACCAATTAACTTTGCTTTCCTTTCACGTAACTTTTCTGCATCATATTCACTAGGAGCCAATTTTATATGTTCATCTATTAATTCTACCCTTTGTTTTATTTCCTCCGTGTCTCCTTTGCCATCAATAATAACTGTATCATTTGCAGTAATTATAACCTTACTCGCTTTACCAAGAGTATCAAATGTGACTTCTTCCAAATTATAACCAGTATTTTCTTCATATACGAAACCACCTGTTAAAATTGCAATATCTTGCATTATATCTTTTCTCATTGCTCCATATGATGGAGATTTAACAGCAGCTACTTGCACCACATTCTTGACCTTATTCATAATTAAAATCTGGGTAGCCTCCAAATCCAAATCATCAACAATAATAAGTAAAGGTCTCTTTTCTTTAATAGCTATTTCTAATGACTGTATTAAATCTCTAGCTAATGATACTCTTTTATTTATCAAAAATATCAGGGGATTATCAAATACAACTTCCATTCTAACAGTATCTGTAACAAAATAAGGGGATAAAAATCCTTTATCAAATTTCATACCTTTTGTAACTTCAATCTCTGTGTCTATACCAGATGCTTCTTGTATTGAAATAATACCATCTTTAGATGCTTTTGAAACAGCATGAAAAATACCTTCACCAATTTCTTCATCACCATTTGCTGATACTGTAGCTACTCTTCTGATATTATTAGTATCATCATTCTTAACCGCTATACTTTTCAAATAATCAATAACAACTTTAACTGCTTTATCAATACCTCTTTTTAAGAAGATAGGATTAGAACCAGATTCAACATATTTCATCCCTGAATTAAGAATAGCAGCAGCAAGAACTGTAGCTGTAGTTGTACCATCACCTGCAATTTCATTAGTCTTATGAGCTACATCTTTTATTAGCCTTGCTCCCATATTTTCTACTCTATCAGTAAGAGTAATTGAACGAGCAACTGTAACGCCATCCTTAGTAATAGTAGGTGACATATATCCATTATCAATAATCACATTTCTCCCTTTAGCTCCTAGAGTACTACCTACTGCATCAGCTAATTTATTTACACCAATACGAAGTTTTTTAGTATCAATAGTTATTTCTTGTGTTTGCATATTAAGATATTTTATCTGATAAATAAATATTCTTTGTTTTATAATTTGCTAACATATCCGCCATTGCATTACCAAAAACATGGGCACCAGATATGTTAGTCTGGTGCCCACGAATGTGTTTAAATGTTAAAGTTAGTAATGGATGATTTTTTATCTCTGCAATGATAGCTTTCCACATATCAACATTCTTTACTCCTGACCACCCAATCATCTCCCACTTAGTTAAACGATTATCTGTGAATGATCTAACAATATATTCAGAGTCAGAATATACATTAGCACTTATTTCAATCTCTTTACTAAGAGACCTTAATGCATGTAATAATGCAAACCCTTCCATACGTGATATTGTGGTATCTCTGTAACCTTCACTAAGAAACCATTCTCTATCACCATCATTCATATAAACGCCTATCCCACCAAGTCTACTACGATGATCACAGCTACCATCACAATAGATACTAATCTTCATCTGTTTTCTCAAAATCTACGTTATCTGCAATTTTTGTCCATTCAGATACAACAACTTCAGTTTTATAGATAAACTCTCCATCTTTTTCTAATTTCTTAGTCTTTAACTTACCGACAACCATAACTTTGTCACCTTTGTTAAGAATCCGTATAGCTTCATCTCCAATTGAATTCCAAAGAATACAATTATGGAAATTCTTCTCAACCTTTCGGTCTTCTTTGGGACCAAAAAATTCACGAGTCTTAACTACAAGATTTACACACCTTGTGTCATTTTCAAAATGTTTTTCTGTTGGTTTTACACCTACATAACCAACCAATACGACCTGATTGAAAGTCTTCATCTGTTTTTCTTTCTGTTAATTAATACCATTGTTTATTTTAATTGGAACAATAAAATTATAAAAAATCTAAATACGAATATAATTTATCATTAATTTATAAACATTATAAATAAGAACCTATAAGATTATACAAGTATCTATTGTTATTATCTGATTCCACACCCTTATTAACACTACTAGTAATTTTATCTTTCTGTAAAATAATGTCCCAAATTTTTATATCTATAGTATTATTGCCTAGCATAAAATAAACACCAATACTATTCTTTTGCCCACTACGTTCTAATCTAGAAATAACCTGTTCTATATCAGTAGGACGCCAAGGCAATTCATAAATCAACATATTAGAAGAAATATTCTGCAAACCATCTATCCCAAATCCACCTGTTAAAATATTCATTATTAAAATACGTTTATCATTAGTCTGAAAATCATCAATTATATTTTGACGTTTCTTTTGACTTACTTCTCCTATAATATAATCACATTTAAACTTCCTGGATAATTCTTTTATAATATCTGTATGTATACCAAACAAAACAATTTTCTCATTAGATGACTCTAAAAAATCTTCAACCCATTCTACTATATTTGATATCTTACCAATAGCTGATAAATATGACAATGAATTTATCTTAACAATAGTTTCTGCAAGTAAAGCAGATTCAGCTTTAATATTACCCATATTCTCTCTAACATATTCGATAAAATCATTATTTGCATGTTTATACTCTTTCATATTATCAATATCAACACTCAACACAGTTTCAACTCTATTAGGTAGGTCGGGTAATGCTTCTTTCTTATCAACACGATAATAACAATATTTTTTAAGTATAGTATTTAATTCTAATGTATTAGTTGCCCCTGAGTAATTCAAACCAAATGGTGACATATATGCTCCACAGTATCTATCAATAAAATAATTCCAGTTAAAAATATCACTAAATTGATCTAATAAATTCAATTGATTTATAACCTCTGATGGCCTGTTCATAATAAGTGTGCCAGTAAGAAAAAATCTATAATCAATATTCTTAGATAATTTTCTTACAGATTTAGATCTTATGGTTTTACTAGATTTTAAGTTATGTGATTCATCACAAATTATTGATTTAAATCTTATATTTAATAATTCTTTATATTTTATATCAATCTTTACTTTGTCATCTTCTTCTTTCTTATTACCCAGTGAACCATAAGTAAATATTAATACATCAGAGTTAAAATCAATTTTATTATTCTCCAAAACTGATATTAATCTATTTTTATTAACAAATTTCCATTGTCTTTCCCAATAATATTTAACTGAAGTAGGAGATATCACTATACATGGGAATAAATTCTCAGTTTCAACAGCCATAATAGACATAAAAGTCTTACCAGTTCCCATATCACTACCATTAATACACCTTTTAGCATATAACATATAAACAATACCATTAAATTGATAATCTCTAACGAGCCAAGGTAACTTCAACTCTTCTATTTTCCGTTCTAACATGTCTATCTTTTGTTCTAATAAAAGATCTATATTTTCAAGTAAATATGTGTTCCAATCACAATCGCTATTATTAGAACAAAGAATTCCAAATTTTAAAATCAAATCTTCAATATCATCTTTATTTATCAAATTAATAGGGCAATACCAAATATGATTTATTGCATCATATTTTCTGCCTCTAATATTTTTAATAGAGGTGATGAAGTTAATATCATAATCAGTTTTAAAACTAATTAGGTGATGTCTTATTGTATATTCTTTTAATGACATAAAAATGTACGCTTGCGCCTCCTATTTTCTAATATTATTATCTATTATTATATTCTATCCTTATAATAAATTAAATACCCCATTTAATAAATTAAATACCCCATTTAATAAATTAAATACCCCCATATTTTTCTGACAATCTTTTTAGTAGTAATCTCTCATATTCTTCATTACCTTCTATATAAATTTTTGCGTAATTAACTCTTATATACCTTTTATTAATTTCTTTTGAATATTCTTTGTATTGCATATCAACAAAAATATACCCCATTTCTTTCAAATGACTAATTATCTGGCTAACTCTTCCATTTGACACTCTAAGTATCTTAGCAAAATAAGAGTTTGAAGCAAAACAACCTTTTTCAGATGATTTACTTAAATGCATAATCTCAACAAATGCATCTCTTTCTACCCTAGTTAAATTAGTATCTTCCCATATTTCTATAGGTATCCAAATGCCTGTTAAAACTCTTTTACTTTTCATTCTCAATATGTTTATTATAGATTATAGAATTTCGTTTTTCTATATATGCTCTACACTCTTCAATCACATCTATCATTTTTGATAAAGACTTCAAATATTCTTTGTTAATAGAATTACCAAACTCTGGGTTGTTTAAAGAGATATCAATAAAATATTTTCCCATATGAATTTTATATAACATATGATATTTATTATGTAACCATTTAGGCAAGGCTACTAAATTTAGTATATCATTGTTATTTCTATCAAAATCTATATGATGAATAACTTCATTATTCTCAAGTTTGAGACTCAAGTATTTTTCATAAAATTTTCGATAGTTAAATTGTTTTTCTTTCATAGTTTATTTTTAATAAATCCCTAATTCTTTTTCAAAATTATCTAAATGAGAATTAGCATCAGACAACATGTCTTCCATGAATGATCTATGTTCTTCAAGAATTGTTTTTAATTCTTCTTTAGAATTTGCTCTATTTACTCTTTCATAATCAGCAATATCTCCACCATAGAAATCCTTCCATTTAAGGATCTTTTCTTTCATTCCCTCTAATGTCATATTACTTTATTTTATAGATAAATCTTCTCTAAAGTTCAAATCCCGCAATTATCAAGGCTTTCAGGCTATTACGTATAGCCATTCGTTATGTGCCATTTTAGGGGCGACCAATCACCGAAGCTATATCCCAAACATTTTCCAATGGAATTTCTCTTTGTTTGACTATTCCTTTTAGACAAAAAAGAATTTCATTTTCTAATTCCTGAAACATTGTGGTTTCAAATTCAAATAACTTAAAGCCGTTATTGAATAAGTTTATTGCATCAGAAGCTGTGAACCATTGATTCATATTTTCAGCACTCTTTCCTGCACTTTGCCAAATATGACCGTCTTTTTTGTGAATAGGGTTAAAAGGCATTGGAAAATCTTTTGCTATCCCATCAGGGCAAAGTATGTGTATTTTCTTTCTAAGAATACCATCTTTTGTGTACCACATCCCGTCTTTATCTTCTGGATTTTCAATTCTGTAAACGATTTTTGTTTCCATTGTTTCTTGATTTTAATTTTTTATTAAAACGGCACATAACAAAGTGTAAAAAACATTAAAACGTTTTTTTACACTCAAACGTTATAGCCAATTATGAGAAACATCATCGTACACAACAATATTGCCTTTTTGAATTATATTATTTGTCTTTATAGGTACACCTTCATAAGTTGGATTGTCGCTAACTACAACAGTTGTTTTTGATTCAATTTCTTTTTTGAAAACTTCAAAATCGTTTTCATTCATTACGATTGTTGGGTTTTTCATTTCCCTAATTTTCTTTGATCTTAGCTCTTGCCTTAATTTATCATCCATGATTGAAATGAATAACTGGCTATAACCCTTTACAATTTACATCTTATTAACACCCCAGTATTTATCTGCATCTCAGTATTAATGCCAAATTCTAAATCAATCCAAGATAATCTTTTATTTAATTTAGAAAGACGTATTGCTGATCTTACTTCAAATATAGGCTTACTAATAATATCAGTAACATAATAATCATAATGAATATATTTAGTTTTACCAGCACCAATACAAATAATAGGAAATAAATCCCAACCTGTATCCAAACTTACCCCTATTATCCAACCATGATAATTAGTTACTCCATCATGTCTCCAAGTAATATCAGCATTAATGTCCTCTTTAATAAGAGTATTGGCATAAACACCGAAGCACTTATACAATGATTCGACATTTATGCCATACTGACATGATCCTTTTGAGGACATCATAAAATCAAGTCCGATAGATTGAGATCTGGAATTTAAAGACATTAAAACTAAACTTACTAACAAAATCTTTTTCATATTTTATGCAAGTTCTAATCTTGTTCTTAATTCCTCATTACCCTTCATAAAACCATTAATAAAAGCCTCAATTTCTTTTCTCCTTTCTCCTTTGGCTTCAAAATAGGTAGTGTAACTCATATTTTCAAAGAAATTAAGTTTTGTCGTACAATTAACTTCTTCACCAAAAGTTTCATTAACTATTTCATCAAGTTTTTTAGGAAACTCTTGTAAAATTCTTCTTTCTTTCTGATTCATGACTATTTAGTATTACTCATCAATATTCTTTTAACATTTGCGACAATCTCTAATTCTGATAAAGGATTCATTTCATTATCATAAATTCTTACCTGTGCAACTTCATTACCATCTCTATCTATGATAATAGGAGTCTCCTGAACAACTTTAACATCCCAAGGTGTAGGTAATGCATCATATTCATTTGATGAATAGACTTTCTTTTTAAGCTCTTTTGTTGTCATTTTTATATGGATTTGAATTGTTCAACACTCATTATATAAATTCCAATTTCTTTGGCTTTGACAGTTTTACTAGTATGCTGATTAATATCAGCAACAATAAGATGTGTAGTATTTTTGCTCACACTATCTGAAATCTTGCCTCCATTATCAATAATAACCTTTTCAAGTTCTTTATCTCTTAAACCTGAGAAACATACTGAGAAACCATGGTATTTATCCCCAGAAGGAACTATCTGTATTGTCTCAACCATATTCACGTTATAAAGAGAAAGTGTGTTAGAACTAATTTTCTCAAGTCCTTCTAAGAATACTCCTGCAGTAATATCAGATACACCTTTTATCTTATTTAGTTTATCAATTGTTTGGTTCTCTTCGAGAAAAATATCAAGAGAATCAAATATTAATTGAGTAGTCTTTTCACCAATCTTACCTTCAAAAATATCCAATGCATACATTAACTTAGCAAGTGAAATTCCCCTTTCTCTCACTTTAGTGAATTGGGAAACGATAGTGTTAATTGTTGATTCGCCAAAACCTGAAATATTAGCTAAATCATTTTTTGACACAGTATATAATTTTTCACAAGTATTAATACCAGCTTCAAACATTGCCTCAATAGTAGGACGACCAACTTCTTCAATTTCTAATACAGTAACAAAATGCTCCAATTTAGAAATTAGTTTATCTTTACAATTAGGATTACTACAGATACGTTCAACAAAAGTATCATCATCAACTAAACCACAACCACATGATGGACAAGTGGAGAATGTTGATAAGAAGTATTTAATAATATCCTGATCACTGGGAAACTTCTTATCTTTAACAGTCTCAAATATCCTCTTACTAACCTCATATTCTTCAACACTATTTGATCCAGTGGGCAATTTAATTCCTTCAACAGCTACTATTTTAGGTATAACTTCTCCACTTTTCTTTACTGTTATATTCACACCAGGAAATAAACAATACTTACGTATAAATTTAACATTATAAAAAGTAGCTTGTTTAACATCTGTACCATTAATAAGTACAGGGTCAAATGTGACAACCCCCTTTAATTTACCTTGTTTTGAAATTTGAAAATCATAACCAGTAATTACTGTATCTTTTTCTTCAGACCATTTATCTAATTTTAATGCACGAGCATATGCTGGGTTACCATTAGGCTCTCTTCCCAATTTATTTCGAATGTCTCTATCATTGAATTCAACAACTACTCCATCAATAGGAAGCAGTTTAGAATTCTTTTTAAAAATCAAATCACAAATATCTTCAGTAAGATCACTGAATTTTAATTTAAGAAAATCAACTTTTAGTGTTGAAATATCATTAAGATACTCTAATTGTTCAACTTTATTAGTAAGAGGTAATACTGGTGTACCATATTTCATAAATGTTACATACTGTAACATATCAGATGGTTCATCACAATTGAATAAACCTGCTACTGTAGCATTATTCAATTTGTATGGTAATCCGGTAGGAGAAACTTTACCTTTAAATTCTTTTTCCCAAATAGAAGTTGGTATGATAGCTTCTCCTATAGTAAAAGTCCCATCTGAAATATCCGGAGCATCAGAAAAATTTATATCCATTTTTAAGAAATGATTATCACATTTCTGACCAAATTCCCCATCTCCTCTAGTAAATGCTTCTAAGTTTTTAGAATCATATAATAAAGAAATACCATTATATTTAGGAGTTAAAACTAATTCTACATTCTGAATTTCTTCATCAGAGTAATTTAATTTTTTAAGTGTAGAGTAAATCCAACTTTTAAGTTCTTCAAATGTCTTACATTTGTTCATACTCATCATTGGAATAGGCAATTTTCTTTTACGAGAATTGTCTTTCTGTTCCTCAATAATCCCCCTCTTTAGAATAGAATTTTCAGGATCAATTGATGCAAGTTTTGCAATTAGTTCATCATACTCTTCATCTGATACCTGAGGATTACCAGCTCGATACTCTCCATTGAGATACTGGATTTCACCTACTAATTCTTTTACGATATTAGATTGTTCTTGTTGTATTTTTATTGATTTCATGATCTTAGTTTTTACTTGTGACCCCGGTAGGATTCGAACCTACGACCCGCAGCTTAGAAGGCTGCTGCTCTATCCACTGAGACGAGAGACCATTAAAAATATTAATCCCACTGATAAGGGGCAACAATCAGAACATCTTTTTTATGATACATTTTGATATTGACTTTTTTGTAATCAACTTTATTCAGTTTAGAATACAACAACCGGGCATCTGTCCTATTGAATTTCTTATCAACATAAATATGATCTTTATCATCTCCTCTTAAATAAACAATCCAATCCCCATCAGCTGGCACACACTTAGGAGAAATTGTATCTACATCTCCATTAGATCGCTTAATAGACTTTACTTGTGAAGTTTTGTCTAAAGCAGATTTGTTGGTAACAAATAGTCTACCATTTACAAACTCTGTCTTAAGATTCTTCTTGACAATCAACTGACTAACTATTGATCTTATACATGATCGTAAATCTTCAGAAATCTCTTTAAACTCATTTACTATCTGATTAATGGTGATTCTATCACTATTGTCAATCAACTGTTCAACTCTAAGTTCTAAATCAAGTGTTGTCATTTTTATTAGTTTTTGATAGTTTTACAAAAGGTGGGAGATGAATCTCCCACCTGTATTTACGTAAATTATATCATTGATACTAATTGATCAAATGCTTTCTGTGATTGTAGAGATTCTTCGCCCCGAAACATAAGACCAGACATCTTACGATCTTCTGTTTTGTATGATTTTACATTTTGAAGGAATGACGTTACTCCATTTAAAACCCAAAGTCCAGTACCTTCACCAATGTTCTGACCAGGTGCTGAATAAAGTGCATTGTAAACTTCCTGCATAAAATTCGAACGACGAGTAGATAGACTTTCTCCTAATGCTAAAGTAGCATACTCTTCTGAAGTAAGAAAAGTATGATTCAGAATGTCCTTTGCCTGAGTGTCGTTGATTTGTATCTTACCAAGTTGTTGTAATACTTCAGCAAGTTTATCTGACCATTCAGTAGCTAAACCAATAAGCTCTCTGCCAAGTTTGAGACGATCATGAATACCAGAAGTATGACGTAAAGATACTCTGTTCTTACAATCTTTCATTGCCATATCATAAGTGTTATTACAAACAACTCTTATGTTAGTAAACTGAACAGACCCCCCTGCTCCATTATGTGTATTTGAAAACAATAGATATTCTTCCATAATATCTGACTTACCAAGTTTAAGATATTTAGGAAGTTTAGCAGTAATGAAAACAATTTCTCCCTTACCGAGTGCACCAGCAGTATGATAAACGATATCCTTTTGATCTTTCACTAAAGAATCAAGAAAATCAAAAGCCTCCCTGTTTTGAACAGGTGAATACTGATTTCCGAAAATGTTACCAAGAATATCCCCATTATCAGTACGAATGGTGGAAAATGAACCACTTTCTTTCCATTCATTATTAACACTAACAAAATTAGGAATTTTCTCAACTTCCCAGTCAAGATGGGCAATTTTAAGAACCTCTTCTGAAGTTTTTGCTTCTTCAACGACCTGGCCTAATTTATGCCAAGCGGGTTGCTGTAAAAGATAGAGAGCAGCTTCCCCTGATTTTGAATCCATTGCTAAATTGTGTGACATGATCTTAAGTTTTTTTAATTAATGTTTGAATGATTTAACACGGTAAAATTAATATAATAATTAACACAAACAAAATTATTAATCAATTATTTTTAAAAATATCCTTAATTTATAATGATTATAAATAAGGGATATTGATTATTATATTAACTATCAATTAAATAACACTATCATAACCTTTAAACCATATCCATTTTAAATCACTAAAAACAAAATTTTGTATAGGTATCTCCATCATCTTTTGAGACAAAGTTAAATCTCCTACACTAAATCCATTAGAAAAACTTCCCAATGCTTGTATTACTCCATTAATACATCTTCCCTTCACAAAATTATCATGTATATGATTAGAAGGGTTAGCTGGTTTAAATTCTTCAATCAAATAACAATAATCTTTATCATCAACATCGTGAATCACTAAAATAGTTTTACCTACTTTATTAATAATGTACTGTAAAGAATCTTGATCCTGTATCATTTTTGTTTTCCTTTTTCAAATTGTTGTTTTATATTTTTTATTGTTTCATCTCTCTTATGTTCAGCTTCTTTCTTATCAACATTATTATAATGACGTCTAGCTCTGTCTTTAATAACTTGTCTCTTTTCTTTTTCTCCCATTGACCCCCATCTTGATACTTCAAATCCTTCTATAGCACTCTCATTAATAAATGATGGTTCTTCAACTAACGCTGTACCGCAATTAGGACATACTTTGTTTACTTTAAAAACTTTACCATCTTTGCAATAAGTTACTTTATGAACAGTAACTTCATACTCACAATTAGGGCATGATAGTATAGCCATTAGAAATTTCTCCTACAATATTCACATATCAAAAGTGCATCAATAAGATTTTCATCATTATTTTTGCACCTTGTTGTACGACGAAAATCCATATCTGGGAACAATCTTCTTGCTGCCATTTCTGAAATAGCTTTAGTATTATTAACTAAAGTTTTACCTGTTGAAGATACTTTCTTCTGTATAGGTACACCTTGCCACATTAATGATTGCCACTTTTTAGGGGCTACTTTAGTATATGAAAATCCACAAGAAACAATAGCCATCTCTAATATACCATTAATGTACCCAAATTCAAAAGTACTCTTTGCAGATGCTCCAAATATAGCATGAACATCTTCTATACATACTTGTATAGAATAGTCATGAAATGTGGTTTTTATAACACCAAACAATTCATATATACCATGTACATCAACTTTGTCTCCTATCTTTGGAATAGGTAACATAGTTCTGTTACCAGTAACATCATTATATGTTACTACATACCCATCTTTACCAGGATCAATACCAATACACAACTTTTTCATATTTTTTAATTTACAAGTTTACTGACTCCATTTATTTTTTGAATAGTAACTACAGGACATTCATAATTATCACCAGGTATATGGGTAGTAATTAAAATTGTCTTTTTAAGATCAACCAATGAAGATGTTAGTAAATTAATACCTAATCTATCAGCTGATTCGAATATTTCATCTATACTTAAAAAATTCAATCCTCCATAAAGGTGTGTTGAATTTATAGCATGTTGAATGGTGAGAATCATAGCAGCTTCTAATCTTACTCTCTCTCCACCAGAGAAATTACCAAACTCTCTTACTTGACCATCCCTAACAATATATGCTGTTATTTTGTCTGACAGTGTACCATCTGATTTTATCTTATATCCTTCTAATTGTACTCTTAAATCTGTTTTTAGATCATTTAGGAACTTATTAGCATAACTCTGTAAAACCTTTAATGTTTTGACTGATAGATATTGTACAAATTCTTTGAACGTAAAAGCCCATTGTTTATAATTCAAAATCTCTTCATCTATTTTATTAATATTTAAACTAATATCTTCAATTTCATCTTCACAATTTTTTATCTCTTGTTCAATAGCTTTAATTTTATCAGTATTATCAAAGTTATTAGTATTTAATTTCGACTTACTGGTCTCAAGATTTTTAATATTACTATCACAAATCTCTATCAATTTTTTCTTACTATCAGAACTTTGTTTTAAAACTTCAATATCATTATTTGTTCTTCTTATTGACAATAAGCTATTATCTATACTCTGATTCAATTTATTATTTAATGTCTTTATTTCTGACTCTTCTGATTCCACCACTAGCCTGTCTCTCTTTAATGAAGTAATATTTTGATCATATAACCTTAACTTCTCTTTTAAAGAATTATAATTATTCTCTATTTTATCAACTAATTCTTTAGCTTGACTCAAAGCCTCTTTCTCCTGTGTAACATCAATATCTTCTTTACTAACTATAAATTCATGACTACATTTAGGACAAACAACAGTACCTTTCAAATTTATCTCTATTTCCTGAATAGTTAACAATATCTCTCTCTTATTATCATTTAATTTATTTATTTCATTATCTACAACATCTTTATCAACTCTAACATTTGAAATCTTACTATCAATCTCTTTGTATTTTAAATCAAATACCGACAGTTTACTTTTTGAATCATTAACCTCTTCTTTAATCTTAACAAGCTGACTATCTATAGTTTTTAAATCACATAATAATTTATCAATCTCTTCATTATTACAACTAATATCTGATCTGTACGCAATAATCTTATTACTTTCTTCAATTATCTGTTCATCTATTTTATTCATTTCTTGAACAAGTAGGACCTCTTTATCAATATTCTTTTCATTATCAATATTCTGTTTATGAACTTCAATCTTGCCTAGAACACGTTCTTTAGAACCATGTAATAATTTTAAATTAGTTTCTAATTCTCCAATATTTGACAAAATATCACTATCTATACCAGAAATAATACTTGAATTAGAAAATCTACCAATTAATTTTATCAAATTAGTATTAGATGAATCAAAGAATGACACATACTTAAACTTATTCAATATAAAAAAATTCTGCAAATCTTCTTTAGAAATACCAATCCAATCAATTATGAACTTATCAATCTCATTGACCATTTTATCTCCGAATGCATATTTTATCTTACCATTTACTGATAGTTGACTACTACCACCATTTTTACGTGATATTTCACGTTCTATCAACAAAGATTCCTTCCGGATAGGGCAATAAATTTCTGAAGAAAGAGTGCAATTATCTTCTAACCAATTAATCAAATTAACATCAGTAACTTTCTTAGAAGTCATATGTAAGTATACATACTCCACAATTGACATCAATACTGATTTCCCAGACCCATTAGATTCCTGGCCAGGGTCTGTTTGATTATCACCTTTTATTAGAACAGGTAATCCATTCTGGATCTGATAGTAAACTTCACCACGAAATGATTGAAAATTTACAGCTTTTAAGAATTTAATTTCCATTATTTACGAAAGTTTTTATTAATAATAACTTCAAGTTCACCAAGCAATTCAGGGTTATCCAATATAATTTTTTTAACTTGTTCTATACCTTGTCCCAATTTAGTATCTTCATATGAATACCATGACCCACTTTTCTTAATTACTCCTAATTCAACACTTAATTGAATAAGTTCATTTAATTTATCAATACCCTCTCCATATATAATGTCAAATTCTGCAACCCTAAATGGAGGAGCTGTTTTATTCTTTATTACCTTTACTTTTACTCTGTTACTAATAGCTTCATCACCATCTTTATTAATATTAATTCTTCTAATATCCAATCTTTGTGAAGCATAAAATTTTAAAGCATTTCCACCAGTTGTTGTTTCCGGATTACCAAACATAACACCAATTTTTTCACGCAACTGATTAGTAAAAAATAATATAGTATCAGTATTACCAACAATTGAAGTTAGTTTACGTAAAGCCTGTGACATTAATCTGGCCTGTAACCCCATCTTTGAATCTCCGAAATCACCTTCTATTTCTGCTTTAGGGGTCAATGCTGCAACTGAATCTATAACAACAATATCTATTTCTCCCGTACGAATCAAAGTTTCAGCAATGTCAAATGCTTGTTCTCCATTACTAGGCTGTGAAAACAAAAGACTCTCTTTAGAAATATCAACACCCAAATTTTGAGCATACACTCTATCAAAAGCATGTTCCATATCAATGAAAGCAGCTACACCACCTTCTTTTTGAACTTCAGCAATAGCATGCAAGGTTAATGTAGTTTTACCAGACGATTCAGGGCCAAATATTTCAATAACTCTGCCTCTGGCATAACCACCCCCTAATGCATTATCAAGAGTAATAGAACCAGATGAAACAAACTTTATACCTGATGTGCTTTCACCATCATCATCAAGACCAATAATAGTATTTTTACCAAATTTCTTTTCTAAAGCAAAAATGGCATCTTTTATTTTATTATTTTCCATTCAATTTTTTATTTAAAAATTTAATGCCTTCATTGAAGTCTTTTTTATTCTCAGCACAAAATTCTTTAAACTCTTCAACAATAGTCTCTTTATCATGTTTCTTAATTTCATTAGAAGCATATTCTATCTCTTTTTCAATCTCCTTAACTTTTATTTTAACATCAATACCAGCAGCAATAAACTTTTCTTTCTTAATAAATTTAACCCTATCTTCTGACCCAACAAACTCAAATCTAATAAACTTATTTAAACTAGCATACTTTACTATCTGTTCATCAACATAATCAGTGTTATGTTTATCCATATCTATTATTACTTTCTCATACTCTTTAAAACTTGACTTTACTAAATCAATAGTACAATCATCATACACGACAGTAAATCCCTTTTCAGAATCTTCACCAAAATTATTTTGTTGTATAGAAGGAATATGAAAGATATTTTTAGATAATTGTTGAGCATTGTGATAATGACCCAATAAAACTAAATTAAATCCTTTAAAATCATTAACAGATATACCACATTGAACTTTTGACCCATCATTATTTACTGACCCATTAATAGCTTGATGACTTAATAAAACATATCTTTTACTCTTATCAAACTCTCCAATATATTCCTTAAAATCTTCAAGTTCCTTGAACCACATATCTTCTTTAAAAAAGGGCATCATATGGAATAGAACATCACCTACTGAATACATTCCCTTTCTATCTATTACTTTAAATTTAGGGTGAAACTTATAACTATTCAAATAACTATCATAACTTGAATAATTCTGTTTATCATGATTACCCGGAATTACCCAAAAATCAAACTCATACTGAGTACATACCATATTAATTATATCGCTTAAAGCTGTAAGAACTACTTCTTTCTGGCCGGGTCTACTATCTAACATATCTCCCAAACAAAATAATACTTTTATTCCTAAAGATTTAGCTAGTTCACATTTTTGTCTAACTAAATCTTTTATTTGTTCAATATTACTTTCTTTTAAATGCCAATCAGTTGATATAACTGCTATTTCCTTTTTCATGTTACAAAATTTTAAAATAGGAGTGGGTGATTTAATCCCACTCCTATTAATTTACGAAAATTATTTACTTTGTCTTCTTTTTCTTAAAGCATCAATTTGTGCCTGTAAATCAGGATCAATCTGTTTTGAATTTACAACAACTTCAGGCTTATTAGATGACTCATTTGATTGTTCAGGTTCTTCTTCTTTCTCAATTTTTGACTCTTCTTTCGGTTCTGTTATTTTATTGTCCTGACCTATTTCTTTTAATTCTATTTCATCAAATGGTAATTCATCACCATTCTTAGCTAACTTATACCATTCAATCAACTGTTCCCTTGACAACTCAGGTAATTTATAATCATCACCATAATTATCTTTAATATACTCCGACAATTGACGTTTCATAGCTGGAATAGGAGCAGGTAAATTATTACTAGTCACTTCCTTTGAAGATTCACTTTTAATACCAGTTCCATGTTTCTTATCAGGAGCAATATTTTTCTCAGATACTTCTTCCTTATGATTTTCATCATTAGATCTTTCTTCAGATGATGCTCCATACTGTTTAGGAGTATAGGCAGGGACTTGTTTTTTAAGATTGGCTATCTTTTCAAGAAATTCTTCATTCTCAAAAATATTATACTTATATCTTTTATCAAATCTCATCAATCCATCAATAGCCATCTCAAAATCACGCATAGTATACACATTCTTATATAATTCATACAAACTCTCTCTTTTCATGAAATCAACAAACTGTTCATCAGTAATTCTAGTCCTCTTAAAAAAATCATCCCAAGATTCACGCTTTTCTTTTGAAGGGAGTTCACAGGATATAGTGTATTCAATTTTTCCCTTATCATTTTTACCTTTTGTGATAATTAATGGATAACCTTCATCAGGGTCAGTAAAAATATCAGGGATAATTTCAGTATTTTCTGGTGCTTGTTGAACTGAAATTTTCTTCATACTATCTAACATATAAGAATAAAGAGTCTCTCTACCTAATTTGCCATTTTTATCCCAAGCATAACAAATATACTCAATTGAAGGTTTTATACCCCAATTCCATTTACCGTCTTTACCTCTCCAACCATTTATAGGGTACAAAAACTTCTGTCGCTCATCTTTATCCTGAATCTCATCATTTGCACGTTTTTGAACAAATGAAATATAAAGAAGAATAGGATCTTCCTTTAAAACATTAGAATGCTGAGTTGCAATAAAAATGTTTTTAGTTTTAAGTTCTTTTCTGCCTGTTGGATTACCTTCTTTATCAAGTTCATCCACTTCGCATTCAAGAAATACTGTTGACTTAGCACAATATGCCGGTTGATCTGGTTTATGTGCTGGTGCAATACGACGCCAATTTTCACCATCCTCAATTTTGTGAAACCCGGCTCTACCCTCTCCATCAGAAGTAGGGATTGCCTTTTTGGCATTTTCTTGTTCATCTTTGATAGAGCCTAATGTTGCTCCTTTAAATTGACTTCTGTCCATGATGTTTTGTTTTAGATTAATGTTTCAATTTTATTTATGAGTTTTGTGAGTTCTTGTTCAAATGTTTTTATATCAACTGTTCGTGTATCCTTGGCCAACATAATACCAACTATCTTCTGCTTAGCTGTTTTTAAAGATATACCGAAAGCAATTTCATTATAATCATCATATATCTTGCCATCCGACTCTCTCTTTCGTTGTACAACTTCAATTAAATCCCATCGTTCTGATGCCCCGGTGCAAGGCTTTAAAATATAATTCTCAATTTTAATGTTCATTTATTTGTGAGTTTTATGAATTCTGTGTCCAATTATCTTTTAATTTTTTAATAAACATTCCATTTATTTCTCCTTCAATAATTTCATTTACAAATTCTTCAGGAGTTACTGGTCTAGTTATCAATGACAATTTCTTATCCTTACTTTGTATGGCCCAATACAAAGAATCTATAAACCCAAAGTTCTTTTTTGATTCAATTAGACTATTCTTCTTAGCTTGATAAATAGGATCTAAAATTATTGCCTGATTTATAGAATCTTCAGTAAGTTTTATAGATACCAAATGTTCACCATCTGGAATAGTAAACTTACCTCCATTAACATTAGCTTCTCTTCTATATCTCTTACCTAAATCTGCCGAATATACATCACATTCTAGTTGTTTTAAAGATACAGCACTTTCTGCCTCTGCTCTTAATAACCCAATCTTATTCAAAAGAGCTGAAACTGTTACTATCTCACCATACAAATTACTATAATCTATAGAAGTTAATTCATCAACATTCACTTCATCTTTAAACCCTTCAAATTGAAGTACAACAGTCTGATTACCAAAGAATATTGTTACATTAGACATATAAATGTTTTATTTATTAAAATTAATAAAAATCTTTTTCACTAATTAAGTCTGAACAAATTATATTAAAACTCTCTACCCTAATAATATAACCTCTGAACTATCCCAAATTTTTACTACTTTTTCTTTTCTATATTCATCTTCTCTTATCAACCCTGTAATAATTAGAAGCTTTTTTTCTGAACCAACTAATTGTATTCCTGAATCTAAAATACGTTTATATTGATCTGGGAATATATTAACCCAAACTGACTCACTATTACTGTCTAAATTAATACTACAATACTTCCCTTTCTTCTTACTCTCTCGTTCTATAACTTCAATAATATACCCACCAATCCCATAATAGATGTTATCATTTGTATCATCTTGTATATCTGAACTATTTATATAAGTATAGTCTACTAAATATTTATCACAAATCTCTTCATAATTAAAAAATGCAATCCCTGTTAATCGTTTCTGTTGTAAATCCCACCACCAATTATAATAAACAAACTCTTGATCAAGTGTAAATAAATCTCTCTCTTTATCCACTTTAATCTTCTTTATCTCTCTAAATTGTGTTAATAAACGAATCCGACCATTTGAAGTTTGAATATCTTCAATCTCATCAAAAGCACCTGAAAAAATTAAATTCTCTATATGAAGTTTATTAACTTTACTACCAGTAAAAGTATGACGTTGGACAAATTCTTCAAAACTAAAATACTTACCATTTTTTGATCGTTCTTGTAAAATTTGATCCATTGCTATCCCACCTACTTGCTTTACAGAAGATAAAGTCCAATAAATTATATTAGAAAGATGATCAGATTTCACAGATGATTCAGAAACATTAATATTCGGAGATTTAATTTTTATATGGCCTGTTTTATTAATCTCTGAAACAAATTGAAATGTACGTTCTTCTCTTCTACTCTCATCAATAAATTCAAAAGCAGAAGTCCAAAACTCAATAGGATAGTGTACTTTAAGATACTGACATATATACCCAGTAATAGTATAAGCTGCAGCATGTGATTTATTAAATCCATATAAAGCAAATCTCTCCATAACTTCCCAAATATGAACTGCTTCATCATGAGGGCAACCTCTCTCTTCTGCCCCTTTAATAAAACGCTCTCTATAGGGGTCAGAATATTTTTTCTTCATCTTCCCTAGGGCCTTTCTAATCTCATCTGCTTCAATAAGTGTAAAACCACCAACTTGCACACATGTTTGCATAATCTGCTCCTGATAAATTAAAATCCCATAAGTCTCTTTTGTAATAGATTCAGTACCCCAAAGATACTCGACTTCTTTTGATCCTTCTTTACGAAAGATATATTCATTATGAAGATTAGATTCAATAGGCCCCGGTCTATAAAGAGAAATAGCAGCTATTAAATCCCCTATATTTTCTGGTTTACTCTCTTTACAATACTTTGTTAATCCCTTCGCTCCAAAATGAAATACATCTTGATTCCACCCCTTACGAAAATACTTAAATACAATTTCATCATCATAAAAAAGTTTATAAATATCAGGTCTCTTCTTCCCATTAGCTTCTATAAGAGAAAGAATAAACTGAAACTTATCTAATTGTCTAATGCCTAAAATATCTTCTTTTAAAAGACCTATTGACTCTAATTCTCCGCCTTCCCACTCACTCACTAATAAATTTTCATTATTTTTTGTCATTACACTTTTTACTGGGATCCAATGAAATATATCACGGTCCTCAGGTAAAATAATAGTAGCACAGGCATGAACAGATTGAGATCTTGGTAATTTTAAAATTGATTCTAAATCGTTTACTAAGTCAACATGATTCTGAATAAAATTCATTATTCTACTATGTTGTAATGCATTTTTAAATATCCCAGCTATAGAATCATCTTCATCATTAAGTACTGTAGTAATCCAATTTACGTCTCCAATATCAAGATTATAAATTCTTGATAGATCTTTAATTGCAGCCTTTAATTGTAGAGTAGTATATGTCCCAACAGAACAAACTTGATACTTTCCATATCGTTTCTCCATATAATGTTTAACATCATCTCTTCTATCGCCAGCAAAATCACAATCTATATCAGGTAATGATCCCCCTTCCACACGCCCTTTATTAAGAAAACGTTCAAATAATAACCCAAACTCTATAGGGTCCAGATGGGTTATCCCTAGACAATATGCAACCAAACACCCACCTGCTGATCCACGCCCAATCCCTGTCAATATCTCATTTCTGTTACTCCACTGTATAATATCCCACAAAATTAAAAAATAATCAATAAACCCACCTAATTTAATTACTTCAACTTCTCTCTCAACTCTATCTAAATACTCTTTATATCTATTTTTGGGGACTCTTTTCTCTATTCCCTTCTCAATTAACCCCCAAAATAAATCTTCATTATCTTTATACTCTCTACTTTGCTCATCTGTCATTTTATAAATTGGAAGAAATTTCTTTGTAGAACTAATTTGAAAATTACACTGGGAACATAATAATAATTCATTAGATAATGCACTCTCAAAATAGTTAAATAAACGTTCTTCATCCTTGAATAAAACACTTAACTCATCAAAATATTCTAACTTGCTTTTAAAAAATTGGTTCAGAGATTTATATTCTTTTATTTCTGAAATTTGATTTAAACGTGTCTTAATAAAACTGTCCTCTTTATCTAAATAAAAAGCATCTGTAATAGATATCGGAGATAGTTTACTATCTACAAACTTCTTAAGATTAACTAAGTACTCCTGATCTCTTTCTTTATCTTCATATTCTACAGTGTCTAACTGATAGTAAATCTCCAATTTATTAAGAAAATCTAATACTCTATTAAAATTTATAGACTTTGGATCTAATACAACTACTATTCCTTCTAGTAACTCTAAAAATCTCTCCTGTTTAATAAACTTATTATTAGTGACATTTACTTCAGTATTAATTAATAATAAATTCTCCCACCCTATTGAGTTCTTAACATAGCACTTAACATCATACTTGTAATCTGTCTTACTTTGATAAACTGTATATGTTGCACCAATTATAGAAGATATTCCTGATGCTTGGCACTGATTCTGAAATCGTAAAACCCCTGCTAATGTATTTTTCTCACAAATTCCCAAATATTTAACATTTAAAAACTTAGCTTTTCTAATCCACTCACTATAATGTCCTGATCCATTTAACAACTCATACATCCCTCTAACACCTAAAAATGAAGTTGTTAAAATTTCTTCTTGTAAATTGCCTAAATATCTTAACTTAACTAGTTGAGGGTTATTAACAGAATCACTTGATATATAATACCACTTACCACCAAAATTAAAAACTAAATTTTCACCCTTAATATCATCTATAATTAAATGGAAATCTTCATTAAACAACTTCTCTTCTGTAGGGGCTACTAATTGAAAAAGCTGATCATCAATTTTTAAAAGCTGATCATCAATTTCTTCAAACTTTATTTTCTTACTTATAAGATATGATACTAACTCTTGCATTTTACTCTCCCTTTATATCATCAAATAAAATAGGAATCTGTTTCTTAAAATCTTCTAATAAAGGACACATTAACTCTCTCATTTGAGGATGTACACCTTCAGCAGTACGAAGTCTAAGTATATATCTCCATTCACGAATATTAGCACCAATTACAATCTCAGTTTTAAGAGAATTAGGAAGGATACTACGAGCTTCTTGAGGAGACCACTTACGAAATCTTAAATCTACTTTACCAGTTTTAGGATTAATTTGATTAACAAGATTATTATATTTTATTTCATCTTTATTAATACTATCTAACCAAGTAAGAGTACCATCATACTCACTAAAATTATCATAGTCTTTATTTAGATTATAGACACCCTCTTTAATATCTAACCAACTAGGAATAATAAACTCAATATCTTTCCCATTAGCATAATTACAATATCTCGTACTTTCTTGTACAAAACTTGCAAGTCTATGTCTAACTAGTTCATGAGTTACTCCCCTATCACAAATAAAGCGAACATTAATCATCCCACCTAATTCAAGCGGCGCTTCATGTCCACGTTTAAGAAGTTTAGAAAGAAATTCATGTGCTGAAATACCAATTCGTGAATACTCTTTCCCTCCAATATTAGTTCTCTGTTCTAAAATCTCTATCTTACCTTCACTTTTATAAGCAGTTCTCCCAGCAGCTTCAATAGCAATAAGAATCTCTTCTCCATTGATAGGAGTCTCAATTCTATAACTTGGTTTTATCAGTTTCATCTTTCTTTGATTTAATGTATCCAGACATTAATAATGCATAATTAGCAAGATCAAGTAATGTATCTTCTATTTTTTCATTCTCTACTCTAGTAACACCCTGTAGAACAAAAGAATTTACACGCGAAATCTTATCCATCATACGTGTTAGAAAACCTTGTTCTACAGAAGCAACCCCTATCTTTTCAACAACTTTGAAATTTGCAAAAGCATCAAGTTTATCAAAACCTGAATAATCATGATTCTTTGCAGACACTATTTTATGTATTCTATCACAACATTCTTTATGATAGATAAGAAATTCTTCATTATTCATATGACACATACTTTACAGGATCAACTATCCCAACTCTATCAAATGCTTCCAGTCTCTCTGTACACGACCCACACTTTCCACATGATTCACCTTTTTCATTAGGTCGGTAACATGTATTCGTATTTTCAAAAATCATAAAAGGGTCAATCTTTAATATCACACAACTTGCTAATGCATCTCTTAATATATCAGCCTTATCTAATTGAAGATAGGGAAGATAGTTAGATACACGTTCAGACCCCCAGTTACCAATTTTAAATGCATAATCTAATGCTGTATGAAACTCTGGACGACAATCAGGGTAAATAGCATGGTCACCTGAATGTGTACCTAAGCATATCTGAATATCTTCATCTAAACTCTTAGATAGTGAAAGCGCATACCCATATATAAGAGATGAAAAGATTGCATTACGATTAGGAACCACTGTACTCTTCATATTCTCATCTGCATAGTGCCCTTCTGGCACATTCATTGAATCAGAAGTCAATGATGAATGAAACTTTCTCATTATCTGTGAAAGATCAATTACTTCCCACTCTATTTTTGATTCTGTAAGTATCTGAAGAAATCTTATATTCTTCTCAACTCTTTCTAGTTCTATAACATGTTTCTGCCCATAGTTAAATGAAATACAGTGTACAAAATAATCTCTTGATAGAAGATGTAGTAAAAGAGAAGTAGAGTCCATACCTCCACTAATTGATAGAACGGCGTGTTTCATTTTTTAAAATTAAGTACAATTGATTTCAAACTTAGATTTATTGTTGTAATAACTTAGAAAGTGATGGCATATTAAAGTCTGGGTATGACAATCTAAATGGGTTTATATCAATTCCGCCCCGTCTTGTATATTGACATAAAACTGAAAGATAAGTAGGCTTTAATTCATTATAAAGATCGTTATAAATTCTCTCACAAACAACTTCATGAAACCCTTGATGTTTTCGAAATGATACTAAATATTTAAGTAATGACTCGTAGTCAACTCGACGACTCCCAATGTATTCAATTGTAACACGACCCCAGTCTGGTTGATTTGTAACTTCACAATTTGAACGTAATAAATTAGAGTATAAAAGTTGTTTGGTATAACCTGATTCATAAGACTTAAGTAATTTAGGGTTATACTCATACTCATTAATTTTAATACTTTTACATTCTCTCTCTAAACAAATCTTATCTTCAACTCTAGATCTTGGGAAACTATTTAATTTCTCTACAAAAACTTCAGTGCCAACTTTCCTAGATAAATCTCTTTCAATAATTCGCTTAACTTCTGCAATCCCTGAAAAGCATGTATTATTAAATGAATTCAAATATAACTTTAAAGATTTTGATTCAAAAATATACTCAGAATATGCAAAATTATAAATTCGTAGTACACAAAAATAAGGTAACCCACTTTTCAATAAAAAAGAAAATTCATATGCTGTCCATATATCAATCCCAAACATCAAAGATGACATCCCCTTACGTCTCTCTGAACGAGGAAAAACATCAATTAAATCAGAATTATACTCATTGTCATATTGGGTCTTCTGGCCTAATTTAAAACTGTTTGACTTATTCATGACTATAAATTTTATTAAATTGATCAACTCGTTCTTGTATAGATCCCTTTAACTGGAATACTGGCAAATTATTTTGCTTAAAAAATCGATCAAACATATAATCTACTTCAATTTGAAAATCCATATTCATACTTCGAACTGAGTCATCATCTATCTCTTGTTCAGGTCTTAACCATACAATTAAATCAAACTTCTTAATAAGAAGATTACACATACTTCGATTTATATCAATCACCCAACTTGGTAATTTATCATATAAATATAATGAATAAATCAATGTATCTAAAATACTTCTATCATAAATTACTTTACTATCTTCATTTTCTATAAGATTTAAAAAATCCTTACACATACAATATAATTGTGTATATTCATCTCCACTTTCATTGATCTCAAGTCCTAAATTTCTAGCACTTCGTGTAACACCACCAATAAACTTAAAATCTCGAAACTTATCCAACTTTTTCAATTCTTCAAGTAAAGTTGATTTACCTGTACTATGTGTCCCTGTAATTAATATCTTAGTTCCCATTTACTAACTGTTTAAAAATCTTAATATTATTATTAATTGCTACTCTTTGTAAATCCGTAACTTTTGCATCAATCAATTCAAATAATTTAATAGACTCCTTCTTCTCTAGCCCATATTGATCATAGTAAATCTCTAACAAACCATGTACAATAGGGGAGGAAGTATCAATAGATTGAATAAAATCATAGACATTAGATTGATAAAAAAGAAATTCTTGTGGTAAACTACACCCTAATAAATGATGAGGTTTCTTTTTATTTATTATTCTCTCTCTCACTAATTTTACTATCAAAGACTGTCTCCCATACACCCAATTTTTAAATTTATTAGTAAGTTCAAATATACTTTCATAATAACTATAGTCAAAAGAAATAGCTATAACATCACAATATCTATCTATTTCTTGATAACACTCTACTAAATCTTCATATGTCTTCCCTTGGACCACCCCTATTTTCTTTCCAGGCAAAAAATTATACTTTGATACCCAATTATGTAAACGTTCAATTGTAGCCTTACTATCTTCTAGAACATCAGGGATAATATAGTAAGTTGGCTGTAGTCTCTCTACCCATGTTGCAAATTGGTCATTATCAAAAGACTTCCCAAGTTCAAATATCGAATTATCTAATATTACTTCACGACCTAACTTTAATGACTCTACAAAAAACTGATAATATTGTGGATATTGTTCAAATAAATGGACTAGTGCATAATCATAGTCATTAAAACTACGACTTTCTGATAAAAGTGCTAGAGGGCACTCATGTGATATTTTTCTCATTTCTTAAAGTTGTATTTATATACTCTAACATATCACAATATCTATATCAAATATAATCAGCTCTAAACTAATTTATTATATAGTATAGAGAGACTTTGTCAAAGTCTCTCTATACTATACTGCTATCTCTTATATTACTTACTCTGAGAATAGGTAGAAGCAAAGTTGAACAAAGATTTAGGGGTCTTATAAAACTCCCGACTGTCTCCCTCCACTTTAATTATAAAGAAGGCACAATTGCCCTGAGGATCCCAAACAAAAGATTTTATTTTACCTGATAAAATAGCCCCAGGATTTATTTTGCTTCTTTTTGAGACTTCAAATGTAACATCTTGTCCAATTTCATATCCCATTTTATCAACAGAATCAAGAAATTCTTGATACTTCTTTACTCTAACAGTAAAGGAAGCAATAACTTCTTCTTTTTTAATCTCAGAGATTACTGTTTCAATAGTATTTTTCTCTGTCTTATTAACAGATGTTGCTTTCTTATTTAAATCGCCAGGCACATCAATATCAATGTCTGTTGAGTAAAAAAGCTTAGGTAAATCTTTGCCATCCAAAAGAATAGAGGCACAATCATCACCCTGTATTTTCTTCAAGCGAACAACTGTTCCCGGAAACCAATTCCCACCTATTCTAACACTTACTCTTTGTCCCTTATTAATAGGGAGATTATGACGATCAGTAAAAATCTCCTCTGAAGTCACAGTAGCAGGATTTTCAATAAGGGCGTTGATCATCTCTTCTTTAGTCATCCGACCATAATTTTTAATCTTACCTTTACATTCTTCACGAAGTGATAAAGTGGTCATTTTCTCTAAATCTGTTCTTGTTTTCATGATTTTTATGTATTTGAATTATGGATTAAAAATATAAAATTTATATTTACGAATCTAATTTTCAATCAAAATAATTTATAAAAACCATAAATTTATAATGATTTTAAATAAAACTACTTAGAACCAGTATGCCCAAATCCACCTGTTCCACGATCAGTATCACTTACTTCATTTACCAACTCTAAAGATACTTCATTTACCTTTTCAAAGTAAATTTGAGCAATTCTATCTCCAATTTTATATGGGAATTCTGGTTCCTCCCCAGTATCAATATGAGTAAATCTTACTTGCCATTCACCACGATATGAAGAATCCACCTGACCTGGGCTATTAAGCATTGTCCAATTAGTCTTAGTTATACTACTTCTTGGTACAATGACCCCCTTCCAACCTATAGGTATCTCTGTAGAAAAACCTAAATAACAGATACATTTATGTCCTAATTTCTCTATATGATGTACTACAACATCGAAACAAGCATCAGTACTGAAACTTTTTTCAGGTAACTTAAAATTATCTCTAAGTTGTTTAAATTTTATTGTTGTCATACTATATAAATTTAACGATCATCACCAGAACTTTGAATTACTTCACGTTGAATACGATCTTCAAGTTTAATAAGATTCAATTCAGCAGCTTCTTCTAAAGTAAATCCTAACTCCTCTGAAAGACGATTCAAATACCATAATACATCTCCAATCTCTTTCTTAATTGCATTTATATGTTCTTCTCCAAATATCCCAGCATTGTCTCTATAAACCTTCTTTACTTTTTCACCTACTTCTCCTGCTTCACCATTAATCCCTAAAGCTAGATAGAGTGGGGCTATATTACGAGGGTAAATTAAAACTTGACTAGATAGTTCACTATACTCTTTAAAAGAAATCATTTTTTTAAATCATTTATAAAGTGATAAAATTCTTCTCTTGATTTATCAGTATTATCTAAGAAGACACCAGATAATTTAGAAGTTTTCATAGTTGAATCTTGTCTTATACCTCGATGAGACACACAAGTATGTTGAGCTTCAATTAACACTGCTATCCCCTTACTATCTTGTAAAATCTCTTGCAAAAAATTATGTATTTGCATTGTAAGATTTTCTTGAACTTGAGGTCTTCTTGAAAAATACTCAACAATTCGATTCAACTTAGAGAGACCAATAATACGATTCGAACTCCCTGGGATATAAGCTACATAAGCCTTACCCCAGAAGGGCATATGATGATGAGAGCATTGAGACTTCACTTCAATATTCCCTTGAAAGACAATCCCATCATAAACTTCACAATTTTCAAAAACAGTAATTACAGGTTCTTCACTATACAGTCCCTTCCATAAATCTTGAAGAAACATTTTTGCAACTCTCTTAGGGGTATCTTTCGAATTTGGATCTTCTCTCCAATTAGGAAGAACCACATCCATAAATTTAGCATAAGCTTGTTCAGCCGCTATAAGTTTTTCACTATCAATCATATTCCAGTTTTTTTATCCCAAATTATAACGTGTTCTCTTGTTGTATATCTTACATTTTCACGTATTGAAATCTCTACTACTCTCTCTCTATTTTCAATTAACTCCTGACGTGTTGCGCCTAAAGGCATTAAAACAACTTGATCTTTTCTAATTAATCTTTTATCTAAAAAGTCTGACTTAATCTCTTTCCAATCTTCTTCTTTACTAATTACAAACTTAAACCAAGCATTCTTTAAAGATGAGAGATAAGAGAGTATACGAGGTTGATAACGAATAAAATCTGCACTCCCTGAGTCTAGTAACTTAGGTGAATTATTCCATAAATCAACTATATCAACTAATTGGTCATGTGGCATTAAAGTACATTCATTCTCGATCTCAATATAAGGTTTAAATTCATAACGCTTAATAAACTCTTGTATAAATCTAACTACATTGTCTTGTTGCAACATAGGCGAACCACCTGTCAATACTAAATGTTGTCCCTCTCTAAACTTTCGAACAAGATCAAATTTCTCAATCAATTCAAAAAGCTCTTCAAATGTATAGGGGTTGCCAAAACGCCATACTTCCAAGGTATCACAATATGAACAAACGGATGTACACCCCTGTAATCTTAAAAAAGTTGCTGGGTACCCTACAAAATTTTCTCCTTGAATTGTATCACAGAAAAACTCAGCAACATTCAAATAATTAATCTGTGGCTTTTCTTTTTTAAATGAAGGATTACCTTCAATCATAATTTTACTCATATATACTTCGTGATTTAGGAGTTTCAAAAAACTCAACTCTATGAACTTGAACATCTAATTCTGACATCTTCTTCTGAACAATGTCAAATATCCACTTAGAGAGATTTTCTGAAGTTGGAACGAAATTGACAAACACCATCCCTTCATATAGTTCTCGATAGGATGTTATAAATGAACTATAAAGCTTTTGTTTTATTGTCATTGCGCCATATTCATCAATATTAAATAACTCTTTATCCACTACAGAATACTGTTTATTATCATTACGTTTCTCTTTTATTAATTCTGAAAACCAACCACTCACGACCAACGGATCATGAATATCTATAATAAATTTATGATCTAGTGTATCATCTAACCACTTTTTAAACCAATTCAAATGTTTAAAATCAGTAACCATTCCACTCTTCAACTCTTCTCCAGATAATGAAATATTAACTACTCCCTGATGTCCATGTAAGTGTCTACACTTTAAACATGAATCTAAAGAAAAATCAGTATTTAATGTTTGAGACCAAACACGATGGCCATAACAAAAATCAAACTGCTTAGTGATTATCCACATAGTTTCTTAATTTGAAGTTTTAAAATTAATAAATAATTTTCAATTCTAATATAAAATCTATATTAAAAATTTATCAATTTATCAGTTAAAATTCTCGAAATGAATTCATAACTAAATCTACGTGTAAAACCATTAATCTCAGCTACTACACAATTATCATTACCAAGATTCTTAATTATCTTAGTACACACCATACCACCATTATCTCTTATTTGTATACTTGTACCCTCTGAAAACCAATAATTCTTGTCCCATCGTCCCATCATTCTGATTGATTCTTCATCTCTATACTCAAAATTAGGTAATCCATACGGGTTAAAAAATTTATTAATATAACTCTCTCTTACAGATGTATTATTAAATATGGATGGCAAATTATTTTTACTACCAATTTTATCAATCTTTTCTTTCTTAAGAACACAATATTGTTTATACTTCTCTGAATACTTACCAGGATAAATAACTGATCTGACATAATAGGAGATATACTCCATCTGGAGTATAGAGTAATACTCTGTAAGTGGCAAATTACGAGATTTAGTTACTTGAGAAGTCATTATTTATAAGATTTTAATTGTAAAAAAAATTGCATAAAATTCTTAAGATTCTTTAACAAATAACATAAATATTCAAAACTCATATTCCCAGGGTCAATATTTTCATCTGATAATAATGCCACATCTACTTCAAACATTGTTAATAATTTACTACCAGCATCCTTCATACTATCTATAGTTCCCAAATCATACATCAAAATAACTCTTTTTATAGTTGAAGGAATTAAATTAATTTGATCAATTGATAAGCTACTCCCAAATGTAAAACAACACTTTATATCATCAATGTCATCCAATCTCAACAACCTATCTACATTAGCCTTATCAAATAACCCTTCTACTAGTATTAATGTATGTGTCTTATCATTTATTTCATCTAACCCTCCAAGCATTTTCGAAAAATCATTGTTCGAGTTTCTATACCTTAAAACAAGTGGTTCACCTAACTCTTTATGTCTTCTTAAATTTTCATGATGCCATTCCTTACTATTTCTTGATCTAGCTATCCAACCACTTAAAACCCCATTTTGAAATATCTTAAATACTATCATATTATCTACTCTAGGGTCTACATCAGACTTACACACATTAAATTTTCTATATTGATAATCTAAAAACCCTCTATCATTAAGATAATCATCATAATTAATATCTATTAAACATAATGGTAATTCAACTTCTTTATTTACTTCATTAACCGTTTTAGATAGCGTAGGCAATGTTTTTTCTTCTTCATAATAATATTCCTTATCCAATAAATCTAACCTACTTACACTCTTTAATACTGAAAATAATGAATAAGATTTAGAACAATAAAAACACTTACAAACAGCACTATTATCAGTAAATAAAACACCAAATTTGTCATTACGTCCACATTCTGGACAAAATAAATTACCTCTAAGCCACCCTTTTTGACCAAACTTCTTTAAATTAAACTCTGATATTATCTTACTTTTATTCATCTTTATTATATATATCTTTGTAAATCTTTAATGTTCTAGTATTATCATAAAACCTCCCTAAACTGTAGTTAGTAGCAATAGGATAGGTTCTTTCTGAAGGACTATAATATCTAAATTTATCACAAAAAATTCTCATTACTCTTCTTTTTTCTTCATCTATTGTTTGGTTCCCCGTTAAAACAAAACTATAAGAATTAGCAATATTTTTATCTCCCATAGAGTCTGAACGTGTAATAACCTTATCTGGGTCATTCCATATCATAATAGGGACATCAGATGTTTGGGTCGCCGTAATCCCCCGCATATCAAACTCATTACACAAATTCTTAAATTTTCTTGAAGCATTATTCAATTTCATTTTGATTGACTGGGTATCTACACCATAATGTAACCCATCTCCGGGATGACATAAATCTATACTATCTAGAATTAATATATCTGGAAACTTCCCCTTTTCTTTATTATATTCTATAATACTGTCTCTAACATCTAACATTGAAGCCTCATCAAATTGTTCAAAAGAACGTATTGCAATATCTTGTCTATTAACTACCATCTGTTGAGCTATAGAAAGTAATTTGTCATACTCATCGCCTTCTATATTACCATTCTTAACTTTACTATAATTGACAGCAGACCATACCTGTGTATACTTATCATACGCTTCATCTTCACTACCTTCCAATTGAATATGTAATACATCATACCCTAATCTACAAGCATACATCCCATGCCATTTTAATACTGTTGACTTACCTACTCCTGATCTCATTATCCAAAGAACTGTATCTTTCCTATCTATACCTCCCTCTGATAAAGTGTCTAAAGGTAAAATACCAAATGGTATTTTTGTTCTATCTATCTTCTCTTCTTTATTAATGGCCTTTTCTAATTGAACACGTTGAAAATCATTAAAAACATATAAAAATTTACTTGACCCCTTAAAAATTGAAAACTCTGCTATCTCAACACTATTCTTAGACATAACTTCAATAGCTCTCTTTCTATCCCCACTCTTATGAATTTCTATGACATCATCCCATAATAACTGAAATCTTATATCTTTAATATAATTTTCTAATTGGTGAAGTACAGGTTCTGGATCTACAATATCACAATCTTTTATCTTATTTAATTCAAATAATACCTTATCATCATTTTTATTCTTTTCATAAATTACTCCAAAAGTCGGTAATTTCCCAGTTAATTTAAAATGATTAATTATATCTTTGTATATCTGTTTTAATTCTGGGGTAGGTAAATATTGATACTTCAAATTCTCCTGTAATCTCTCTACAATACTCTTCTTTAAAAAACACAAACGGAATATCTCTTCTATGAATTTAGTACTAAGAACTTCATTAGCCATTGTTACGAAATTTTAAGTTATAAAATAATAAATCTCTTTATACCCAGAAAGATTCAAACCGTAAATCTTTTTCTCTTAATTCATTTACTGCCATAAATGAAGACATTGGTATATCATCATGTTGATCACTAGATTCTAATTTTCCTGTGTCTTCATTAAAAGTTATTGAATTAAACTCCCCAAAAATCAAATTAGTTGTATTTCTTGTATCTTCATCATCTCTAAACGGCAATTTTAATTGGCCTCTCTCAAACATTGCACTCATAGCTGGTAATCCATTATATAAATCCTTTTTAATACCTGAAGTAGTAGTAAATCCTTCTATATTCTTAAGTCCTCTGGCTCTAGCCATATCACTTAATATCCCTTGAAATCCATTATCTTCACAAACTACTTTATTAGGTTTGAATCTTTGATCCAAACTTACTATTTGATTAATTTGTTCATCATGAGATGCACCTTGCTTACGCCAAATATGTAGTAAATATAAATTCTTAAACTTATCTCGACCCCATACAGTATATACAGTATAATCTGCTCCTATTGCTCCAGAAATAGCAAAGTCACAACCAACAACAACTCTTTCTAATTTGATCGGGAATGATTCAATATTATCAACATACCCTATATTCTCCATACCTATAACTGATCTCATAAGATATTCATATGGAAACAAAGAAGAAGAATCTGAAATAGGGGATACTAAAATCTCTCTAGCAAATACTATAGTCCCTAATGACTTTTTCAACTCCATCAAATAATCATATGTAAATCTATCAGGAGCTAACAATTCTTTATTAGGAAGTATGCCTGGGTATGTGAACACTTTAAACATTTGATCTTTCATCAAATCACCATATAAATCTTGCTGATGAAAAGGGGTACCAGATACTAAATTATATCCACCTTGTTCAACAATTGACTTTATTTCAGCATAAAATACTTCGTGAAACTTACCTCTTTGATCTTTAGAATACAAACAACTTTTATCTAAAAAATCGTCTGTAATAGAACTACCCACATGAAGACCACGTATAAATGATCCATATGATCTTTTATGTAAAATTGCACCAGCTTCTGAAGTAATACCCTCTTTGCCTAAATTAGCTCCACCAGTTGGATTAATCTTCTCTCCTAATACATCATTTATCTTTATCTCCTCTACAATTTTACTAATATGTAAATTACCTAATCTTGACTCATTTGTGATTAAACAAGTCTCTTTTCTTAACAAATTATCTTTAGTATCTGGGATAAGTGGATGAGGCCTTCTATACGAATATAACCTCCAAAGTGGAAATGCATATGTAAATTCAAAACTTTTACCACTACCACGTTGGCATAGATACCCAGACCAAGGGTAAAGTTGAACTAAATTGCCCCACTCTAAATTTCTCCAATTCTGAGTAAAATTAGTTAAACATGTTGATTTAAAATAATTATATGAAAGTATTTTATATTGATCATCTAAACTCTTTTCAAAATAATCTAAATATTCTAATTTCTCAGAATCTAAACTTGAAACATTATTATTTATAACATTATTAGTCTGAACAAGCAATTCAGATAACAATTTATTCAAATCATTATCATAACCTTCTAACAGTTCCTTTAAAGCAACATCAGGCAAATTCTTAATTATCTCTTCAACATATCTATATACATTTTGTATCTGTAATTTCGTTAATGCTTTCTTGTGAGTCGATAATGAGTATGACATTATAATTCAAATTTTACTCTATATGTATTTTTAACTTCAGACTGATCATTACAACTGGTTGACATACCACGCAACCTCTTCATAAATTCAATCCATAATTTAGCAGTAGCAATAGTATCACTTAATGCTCTGTGTGCGTCTTGTAATGTTATATTAGCATTCTCACAACAAGTCCCTAACTTATAATTAACAGATTCTACCCATGCCAATCGTGACCATTTAATAGTGTCTTCAGGTTCAGGGTTAACATACTTCATCAAATCAAATTTACAAAATTCAAACATATTCAACATAAATTCAGAGTCAAATTTGATAAAATTATGTCCTAATAATACTGGTAACTTAGTTCCCACTTTATATTTTTTAAATACATCAATAACTTTCATACAGACTTCTTTTAAATCTTCCCCTTGCTCTTCTACCATTTCTTTAGTTATACCAGATGTAACAGCTGCTTCTTGTGAATATACTAAACCTTCTTTATAGGGTTTAATCAACCATGAATACTGATCAATTATTTCTAATTCTTTTGATACAACCACTAAAGCTATTTCAGTCAAAGCAATATCAAATACTGCTTTCTTAATCTTACTGGGGAGCCCCCCAGTTTCTACATCTATTACAATAAAATTTTGATATGGACTATCCATTCTTTTTAAGATTATATAGTTTTACACATTTAATTTCGCTATTCAATACAATTATATTACCACCTAAATATTTAGGTAAATGTCCACGTCTAATATAAGATTGAACATCACTAATAGTAAACTTTTTACCAGTCTTCTTCTTATAATTTTCATTAAGATAACTTACTAAAAAAGTAAGTGTTATGTTTGTTAACATTTTTCATAAACATAAAAAATAAATCGAAATACTATCTTAAAAATAACCCTCTATATAATTCCATATAATCATCTAATTTCTTAAGAACACTATCTCTATCTTCTAAATTATCATATTCTAAAATTTCGTTAGCATAAAATGGTACTTGTTTCGCATTATCTGGAGTAGGGTTCAATCTTATAACATAGATTATACCATCTTTTTCAGATACCCAATCTACAGAATCATACCCGATCAATAAAAATAAATCTAATCTTCGACCACAAGTATTTAAATACCTAAGAAATAATGGATTACTATTATCACCCTCTTTACTATTAGTAATATTTGTATTTACTTCTAATAAGGCTAAAGCAATATCATCATCTGATTTATATTTATAATTATTCAATATTTCAACCACATCTTTAAATCTCAGTTTCTTAAATAACTCAATAATCTCAGTAACTATCTGTCCATCTATATCAGAAATAGGATGGATGAGTTTATCCTTGATTTCATCTGGGTATCTATCAGATGCTGCCTTTAGATATTTGTTCATCAAATAATTCTTGTATTATTTCTTGGTTCATTTTAAAAATTTTCATATTCTCTCTATCACCACTTTCCCACCTAGTATGATCTCTTTGACATAATCTATTAAAATTTTTCTTATTTCTTCTAAATTCTGGATATGCTCCCTTACTCAATATATGTGAATACTGATATCTATCTATAACAAAACCATTACTGTCTCTAAAAATATCTGGCAATTCTGTCTCACACTCTGCACACTTATTTGGTTGACTGCAAAAAACTTCATAATATACTTCTTCATCCAACCTGAGTTCTTCTTTACGTTTATCAATTCTTTCTTGCTTCAAATTACTAATAACACTTGATTTCTTTTTCTTTACTATACTTTTATTTCTTTGCTTATCTAATTCATATTCAAACTTATTCTTACCATGTAATCTAATAAAATTACAATTATCACATAAACAGTATTTCTTATTTGTTACATAAGAACTACCACATTTAACACAACCGTCTGACATGATTATAACAAATTTGGTAATTAATACAACATTTACAAATATCAGAACTATCGCTAAATAAACTTAATTCATCACAATATAATAATCTATCATTTATATCAGTAAATCTTAATTTCTCTCTCTCATTATGTTCTTTTATATTTAATTTATCAAATTCTCTATTAATACCTAATTTTCTTCTAAATTCATTAGCAAAATAAACTTGTTGTTCTGTCCTATTCTCCCATCTCTCAATTGCCTTATCACCAAAAATCCAATTCAAATAAACCCTATCGAATCGTGTTTTCATACCATCATAATATGAAAACTGAAAAATAATAAAATCTAACAACCACTGTTCTCCAACATTAATATTAATCTTATCTATAAAATCTTTTATTAATTTCTCAACTTTATCATTCTTAAAATGATATTCAAAACCATATATCTGCATGTATACTTTATTAAATATATCTTTAACCAAATCTATCATTTAAATATAAATTTTATATTTTAATTTATAAAATTATATAATTTATCAATATAAACTTTAAAAAACCAAAAATATTTTTACCACTGAAAATTAATATCAATAATATCCTCTTTAGAAAGTTCCACCTCATTATAATGATATGGATCACTAGAGTCTTGTTGATATATAGAATTTTGTTCTAACTTAATAGCATCTAAATTTAATTCTCTTTCAAACCAAATACCAAGCATACCACCTGAAGCTATACTGCCTATACTAATTTTATTATCTTCTCCATCAGCTTCATAAAATGTTGCATACAATGGTTTACTCTCATTACTACTAATATGTTCCATAAATTCTATACCGTCTGTATCAGTAGCTAAATCGACAATAGCTACCCTAAATTTAGAAGAACAAGAACTTGGATATTTAAACCAAAAATATACATCTGAATGTGCTACAGAATCTTCATTAACTAAAATTAGACCAATATATTTATTACTGTTGTTATTCTTAACAGTATACATTGATATGTCACTAAACAAATTTTCAAATCTATTACTCTCAACTAAATTAGCAGATTTATATCCACCTAAACTTAGTTCAGGTTTAAATTGGACATCATTCTGAGCTGATGCTACAGTATAGTATAATTTCATTTCTTAGAAGTATATAATTACTGTTTTATAACAATTCCCAATGCCAGTTGTGGTCATAATCGTTACTAACCCATTAATATCTATAGTAACCTTACCAGTCATCTCTATACTATCATAAGATTGTAGAAAATCTACCACTTTATGAGAAAATGTAAATGGCACTACAAAAGTAATAGGTACCGCTACAGATATTGCAATGCGTTCTATATTAATTACTAATTTATTTACATCATATTTATAATACACCTTATTAGTAGCAGTACTTATAAGAGCAGAATTAGTATCATACATCTTATCAACTTGAACCCAAGGAGAATCTACCCAACTTGAATTGATATTTACTAAATTCCAAACATTATCTTTATCTAAAACTAAATGTATAATACTACCACTCTTTATCACAACTCTTGGCCCTACTACATAATTAAGAGCATAATCATTAGTCTTTATAGACCAAGCTACAGCTGGATCAGAATTTACTTTTACTCCAATTGTTAAATCGACACTACTATCATCTAATTTTAAAAACAAAGAAGTCCCTGGTAATACTGATTTAGTACAAGTAATACTAACTAATTCATATCCACCAGTAGCAGTTATATAAAACAATGATCCATTCCTATCAGGAATAACTAGACTACTAGTATTATTCCCATTCGTTAATGTAATAGGAGTAACAGCTGATATAGAATCTAAATAATATTCTAAAAATGAAGCAAACGAGGGCACAGCTGTTGAAAAAGTCTTTTTACCTGTAATTGTCTGAACTAAACTCTTATATACTATATCAGGTGAATAAGCAAAATTGAACAAATAATCGCCTCTCAGATCCACTACAGTAAATGCCCCACCTGAACCAAACACTAATTTACAAATAATAAAACCACCTGCCCCTGTTATATCTGATGCTGTCTCCGTAAACGTTAATTTCCCATTAGCAGTAACATATGAAAATTTATTTGTCAAACTGCCTTGAATATCTAAATCATAAGACCCAACAATCAACATTTTTACATTAGTTTCATTACTTACTATACCTGAAATAATAATATTATTATCATCTATAATTGATATTACTTCATATGTCTCACTATTAACAGCTGCTGCACCAAGTTCTGTATAAAATCGTATTTTAGTAGGATTCTTCAGAGATTGTCCTCTTAATTTCGTAAAATCTCCCCCAGTTATAGTAACCTGGTTAGAAGAAGAAATATTACACAACCCAACCTCTAATGGATCCCAAATAGGGGAGAGACCCATATAAACTTCATCTCCACTACCATAAGTTTCTATACCATCAACTGTGATATTATCAGTCTCTTCCCATTTTAACAATGTCACTAATTGCTTAGAAAGAGAGTTATTATAATACTCCAACCCTGATACTTTCTTTGTTGTTGTATTTTCAACACACAGAACACCACGTCCAACTCCAACCTTTAATGTATTATAACCCTCAACTTGAACAGATCCTAATGATACTTTAAAAAAATCATTTATTAATGAACTTGTATTAGTATCATAAGCATCTAAAGACCCTCCCACTAAATCTGAATTACGATTATATCGTAATACATTACCAACTAACTCTCTCAAAGATTCATCCCAAAGTCTTAATTCTTCTTTAGAAATTATCTGTTTACTATTGAAATTAGGTGTCTGTTGCATTTTTATATGAATTGAATATTGGTATTACAATTATAAGGTATTAATTTATCATCAATGAAATCTTTGATATACTCATCTGACATACCTGAATTATTCTTTAAAAAACAAATCATCTTATTTTTATTATCTATCATTCCTTTTGAAGTATTCAAACTCAATGGCCTGACTACAATATCTTTTATATTAACAACTGCTCCTAAACCAGAACAATAAAAATTAATTACTGGCATCAAATATTTTACTTCATTCTGAGAATCATTATACAAATTACTGCCAATATTTATATTTAACGTATCAGCAACATCTGGTAACTTTATCAATGAATATACTCCTCTTACCCATAAATCTCTACCATTACACAATGAAAATAAAGTGTCTTCAATAAACATATTAGAAGCTGTATCATCACTATACTTCTTAGTCTTATCAACTTCATTGAAATCAACATCTAATGTCTTTATACCAAACTGTAAATTAATATTAGCATCTGTTTTAATCACAAAACTAATTTCATACCCGGAAATATCATCACTGTCTGTAGCAATAGGTATTGGACAAAATGGGAATAAAGTATTTGGCTTATAAGAATCTAGAGTCATAACATCTACAGTATTTAACCCAAATACTCCAGGATTTTCAAAATCTAAAGAATATTGAATATATCCATTACTAATTATAGGCTTAATATTATTAGTCCATAATAATGGATATCTACTTAATCTATTTACAACTCCCTTTTCATACGATTTGTTTAAATTAACGCAACTTGCTTCCTGAGAAATAGGGGAGCTAACATCAATAGTTAACCCTAATTCTGATGATTTTATCAACTCGGTTAAACATTCACCATCAATATGATTAATCAATCTTCTTATCTCTCCATCAACTCTTACATAATCAATATTATCAAATCCAACATTTCTTACCCAATTACTATCCCAGACACCATCAACAGTTACTCCCATTACTCCGGGGTATAAAGGTGCTTTATTACTATCTAATATAAATCCTCCTCCTTCATTACATTTCCATTGATATACATCATCAATAGTATAATCACTATTATATTTAGTAACTCTAAGGTTAGCTAAAACAGGTAATGAACCATTAAACAAGTGTATAAACGTATATGCATTAACTGTGGAAACTACTATACTACTTATTAGTTCACCATTAATATACAGATAAATATTAGTGCCTACTCTTATAAACTTCACATTATTAACAATAGTAACATCTAATGATGCATTATATGTTAAAACATTAGTATAACAATTATATGAAATACTATACACTCCTATATTATTTTCGTCTGGGTCACTTACTTTCTTTATATGAATAAAACAACTACTTAATGTTCTATAAAATAAATCGCCATCAACAGTTAATAAAGTATCACCATTTTTTAATAAAATATCAAACTCTATACAATGAAAAAAACCTAAATAAACAGAAGTGTCTAATGAACAAGCCCCACCAATAACACCAATCCCACTATTATTATCTATATCTGATTCTATATCTTCTGTTAATTCATACATATTTGATCCAACTTCATCTGATTTACCAATATAATTATCAATTTGTTTAGTGCCTCGTTTACTTATTTCTTCTCTCCAGTATTTATACAAATAATCTAACAAATAACTATCTGAATCATTACTAAAAGCAATTTCTCTTGATTTTAAAAATCTTCTAACCATTTCATCATAATTATCAATATCTCTAAATACATATCTATAAATATTAAGCATGCCAACTAAATAACAAATAGAATACCAATATGAATAAAAATCCATATCGCCATCACCCGAGTCTACAAAAACTCCACCAACTTTAGTATAGTCATTTATTTCAGGCATGACAAATTTTAATTATATGATAATTGCATTACTTTCATCATTATTATAACTACATCTAGCTAAAGTAGTTAAGGCTGCCCATGCTGCATTATCTGTAACTTCCGGTATTAATGTCCCATCTCTTAATTTTGTTTCACAAATATTATCAGCTAAAATTTCAAGACCGCCAATACAAATTGTGCGATACACTTTATCATCATTTCCTATATATATCCCTGACTCCCCATTCTCTAAAGTTGTCGAATCCTTTATTACTCTTATGGATCTCCCACTTTTTTCTTCTCCCAAATAAGCCATAACAAAATAACTATGTAAATAACTAAAAATAATTTCAGAAGGAGTTTCATAAACTAAATCTGATGTCATAATATTGCTAATATTTTTTAAATCAGAAAATGTACCATCAGAGTTTCTTTTACCACCGCCTCTTGCATTAAATCCATATAAATTATCAGCACCAGTATTAGGTGAATTCCAAAAATCATTAATAATATCTTTCATATGTCCACCTCCTATTTCATATCCACCCACACTATCTTCAATAGTTATATATTCATCTCTAGATGCCACATGCCACCCTATAGCAGCTAATTCATTACCATTTAATACAGTATATGGATTATATAAATATCCAAATTTTACAGATGTAATAATAGGACTAGGATCACTTCCACCTGTGAAATAATTCAATTTCCACCAATTCTTAATGACATCCTTGGATGTCACTTTTATATTTGCTATATATGTCGACATATCTTATATATTGTTTTCATCTCCATTAGGATAGCACCATGCTCCTGTAGATAAATGGCCCCAAATAGAATTGCTATCTACAAAAGATATAGAATCACCATTACGGTAATGTTTCACTTTTAAATTAGTAGTTGCCCACCTTTGCTCACCTATAACTATAATATCATACACATTACCATCATAATCCGTTATCTGACTAGGAGGCGGATTACTTTGTGAGAATAATGACATATCTATCAAAAATCTAACAGACATACCTACCTTATTATATTCATACGATCTTACTAATGATACTAATGAATCTGATAACTTTCTATACCAAGATCTATCATAAGAATACTGTGTATCGGTCCACCACAATCCTTCTGATTGGAATTGATGATATACCCCATCAGATGATCTATACCCTGCTGGTCTAGCGCTAAATCCACTACTATTAGTTCCTGGATTAGTAGGCCAGTCATATGTGGTCTTTAATTTAGGACCAGCAGCAGTTATACCACCTAAATATGTTGACAATTCTGTCCAATCATCATCAGTAGCCACCCTTGTCATTAATGGAGCTATATTTCTAGAATCTTGAATAGCATAATTATTATATATTAACCCATATCCACCATCTGTAATAGGGGTGGGTTCATTTACAACATCTACTTCCCAATCTAATGTCCCACCTTCTGAGATAACACAAGTATCAGGAGTAATACTCACTAAAACATAATTTTCCATAGGACTTTCTGTTATCACATAGGTATCTTCTGGTAAATCATTAAAGACTATAGGGTGCTCATCCATTGTACCTGACTTAGTCACTATCAATGGAGTTGGGCCACTACCAGTAACAGTATATTCAAATACATCATGTTGTGAAACAGGTACTTCCCCAACAGATTTATTTATAACTATAGACCCAAGAGTTGGAACTGATTCTTTTTTGATATTAGTAACGACAACACTTACAGATAAAGTATCTTCATCTAAAGTAAAACTACTTGGAACTATACTATCTAAATCATACCATTCTTCTGTATCTTCTGTAACAACATAATTACCAAGTGACATATTTGTTAATAATAATGGAGTACCTTGTACTATACTATAAGATACACCATTTACTTTCACTCTAAATATATGTTTGTCTGTAAGAGCATTACTTACAACCTTATTAATTTGTATAGTCCCTGTAACAACAACTTCTTCTTCATAAACAGCTATAACATCGTGATCTTGATCCATCGTCACCAATATTCCAACTTCTCCTTCAGTTTGGTCTACACTGTCTAATCTCCATAATTTAAAAACTGTACCTGTATTTGATACTGATGGTGCTGTTATTAATACACTCTCACCATCTATATATGTTCTAGTAAAACTAGTTATACCATGTGATTGACCATTTTTATCAATCTTATTAACTGATATAGAAACACCACTATTAGGAGCTAATGAACTCACATTTACATCAAAATATACAGTAACCGGAGGGGTCGAAGGTCCAGATACATATAAAATATTATATTCTGTATCTATATCTTCACTTAAAATATCAGTACCTAACAAAACATTATCTATATAAAGGCTAACATCATAATGATCTCTGATTATCTTTATTTTATATAACTTATATAACTCAAAAGTAGTTAAAAACTCTAATCCATGAAATGTTATTGTCCCATCTGGTCTAATAAGTAACTTACTATCAAACATATCTATATCACCAAAAATAGGCTCATTAAATGAAATCTCAAATTCTATAGTATAAACTCTACCTAAATTATCATATCTGCTATCTCCTTCAACAGTCAATAACTTGCCACAATAGGCATATCCAAATGTGAACTTATCATCTTTGATACCTATTGGTGCAGCAGCTGATCCATCTACTACATTAAACTTCTCTCTTACTATTTTGTCTCTCTTAATATAACCAGCTAATTCCCCAAATTGTCTAATCTTTTCAAACAAATTATTAGCAATTTCAGCGATCTTTGGGTCGTTGTAATTAAATAGACCGGAAAATTCAGTATCGTTATACTTTTTTATCATATACTATAATAAATTGGTAATATTGAATTATTATTATCATACAATATATTACCATACATATCTCTCATTATGAATTTAATAATTCTAGGGAGTTTATACTTATAAATATAAGTATCATTATTAGGCAAGAAAAATTCATCTGGTACATATTTAACACCTCTTACATTCTTAACTATTTGTAATAAATCATCCCATTCTATTACACTCTTAGTAAAATATCTAAAATCAAAATACTTAGTCATTTGTATTTGAATACTCCTTCTTATATCTACATCTGAATACCCTGACATTATATCAACTCTAAAATCTATACCATTAGAACCGCCAACTTCATGCCATTCTATATTCTGTAATTTTATACCTAAAACACCAGCTTGGTCATCTACATCATTTATATTCATAAACGATGACAATTTTTCTTCAAATGAAGAAAGTTCATCATCTGAGTACCATTTACCGTTACAAGTAACTATTGAAATCAATATCTTACCATCTTCAGTATACCCACTCTTTCTTATACTCAAAATATCACTATCTATAGAATTCAAATTCACTAACAAATTAGAAAAAGAACCTTTAGCAGCAAACTCTCTGAACATTGATATTCTAGTTTTAAAATCTTCATCACTCTCAATATCTCTGCCCCCACTTGCTTCATATTCATTAGTACAATATAAATGACCAAGAGGTGGATTCTGGATCTGATTTATACTGAAAGCACTAACATTAGTATTTCTACCAACTGATGTACTTCTAACTGGTATATATGCATATCCATTATCACCAACAATAGTAACATCTGTTATACTAAAAGTTACACCCTGATTACTTACAAATAATGACTCACCAGGAACATAAGTAGTAGCTGGATCAGCATAAACAAGTACATAAGTAGAAGATACATTGGCAGATAATCTATCTCCACATCCTACTAATTTAGCTGCATTATCTAAATAACTCCCTGAACTTAATTCAGGAAATATTTGTGATTCAATAATAGCAGTATCTTTTATATCTTTTTGAAATATCTTAGCTATACCAAAAGCATGGGCATTCAAAACTGACAAATCAGATATCTTAGACACCTTAGTCGTATGATTAAGAAATGTCTCAACATACAATGCTTTTAAATCAGCAATAGTCAATACTTCTGTTAATAATTTATCTAACATTACAATGTTTTATTTATTTCTTGATGTAAACGAGATTCAATCTTAAAATCATAAAAAACAACATCTTCTACAACTCTACTATCAACCATTTGAACATTCTTAAAAGAATCATCTGTTTTAAAATTATTTATCACCTCTCTATTTAAAGAAGAAAACATTATATTATTCAACGAAGATCCAACAAAATGTTTTGAAATCCCTAAAATAGGGAATTCTGGGACACTACCCCTAACCACTCTTAAACAAATATCTGCCGATTGTTCCATAGTATCTTCAACCCCAAGAGTTAATACATCATCATCAATAAATTGTATAAAATCTATCATATCTTTACCTAAAATATTATTCCCAACCATAACATCTACAACTGTAGTAATATTCATAACTTTATTATCTATTCTATTTATATTTAATAAATTTCCACCATCATGATCATAATCTACTTCAAGTAAATTATTACTAACTGTCAATTCCACCCAATCAAAATTAGGGTCACTACTCCCTAATTGTAATGATAAATTCTCAATAGTCTGTCTCTGTTTTAAAATATATTCAAATTTAGAATTATTCTCATATCCATACACATAAGAACTTCTCAACCATTTGCATAAATTTAAACAAGTCTCTAATTTAACCTTCATATCAGACAAATTATCTACTAAATCCCAAAACTCAGTATTATTACTTAAATTAGTATTAACATGGGAAATCATTTTCTCTATAATTAAACTTTCATTATATAATCTGTTTAGTTCACTAAATGAATATTTATCTACATTAGAATTGCCACTATAATATGCAGAAATCTGCGGTAAATAGTCAGTAATAAAAGTTTCAAAATCTGAAAAATAAACTTTCAGATCATAATTAGTAACAGACCAAAACTTATCTAAAATATTCATCTCTTTAAAATATCCATTTGATTATAACTCATCGTCATAGATTGAAGAGTTGATATATTACCCAATATTTTATCAGCCGTAAAAGAATATTGCATATGTTTATCAGACTGATTTATACACTCCACATCTTCAAGATCAGCAATTACTATCAAATTCAAAGTATATTGCCATATCATATTAGAAGTTTGTTCAGACTGTGAAAATGATAATGGATTTTTAGCCGGAACAACCAAATAATTCTCCCCTAAAGCAGGATTATAGAAATATAATTTATAAGTCTTACCTGTATCTCCATGTGACTTCGCCTTATGAATGATGGACTTCAGTATATTTATACAACTAAAGCCAGTCTTTATACCATATGGCAATTTAAGTTTTTTAAATAGATTACTATCATTATTCACATCTTCTGATTTATAATACCCATTCTCAATAGAAGGACTAATTCTAATCCCTCTAAACAACTGTGCATAATCTTCTTCTATACCCTTAGTTGGTTGTATTATCTTAAATGATCTACCAAAATCTCCCTGTATCGTTAATTCATCTGGAATATACCCCTTTTTGTTAAAAACAGTTATCCCATTGAATGAATGTTGAATAGTTGTAGCCTCACTCTCATTTTTAGTAATACTTTTAGGCATTACAGGAAATGCAAAATAATCAACAGGAAACAAATTATCATCAACCAACTCTAAAGCGCACATATATACCTCAAAATCTCTTGGATATAAAGATGACATTTTTTCTCTTCCCAACTTATTAAGTTGTTCAGAAGCCATTTCTATAAAATTGTCTAAAATCACGGTATAAAATTATAAAAAATTTTGCTATTCTAAAAATGATTTTTCGCTTTTAATTTTATCAAAATTACCTAATGTCTTACCAAGTAATGCTAATTTAATAGCGACCTTCAAAGAGGCACCTCCATCACCAGGTATAGGAGACCAAGTATTTATTGTATCTAAAATAGTCTGAACAACTTCATTACTCTTATCTAAATTAGTCTTCAATTCATCACCTCTAACCATAGATTCATTAGCTTCATGAACAGATAATTTATCTGATTTAATACTAATTTCTCTATCTGAATCTATAACTATATTCTTATCAGATTTTATATTTAGACTACCATCTATAGAGGTAATATTAATATTACCTACACTGTTTAAATTAATATTCCCTTTAACATTCACATTCATTGATGATGTGTAATCATCACTTCTAACATCTAAATCAAAACTGCTATTTTTACCTATTATATCTATATTTATCTTACCATTACCATCAACTGATAATATAGACATCCCTGTACCATTACCTCTCTTAAATACAAGTATATTTTCATTATTAATCTCAGTTTCATCATGTTTAGAAATTACTCCAGTAATAATACATAAACTAGCATCTGGTTCTACAAAAAATGTTACTGCACTACCTAACTTCTCTCCCTTTAGAGGGAACTTTATATCTTGAATAGCGGATTTAGTAGCCCGACAATTATGGATTACCCCGCCAAATGATTCAACTAAAATAGAAAATCTCTCTAATCTCAAACATCTATTCACATAACTATCACGATCTATATCTTCAGGTATAATTATATACCCAAAGTTTATAGATCTCCTAAAACTTTGATCAAAATCCTTATAAACACCAGCACCACTCTCTATTCCCATTGTTTTCTTTTTAAGAAAAAATCTAACATGTTCGGATTTATTAATTTGGAATTATCACTTATTGTTGATGTCCCTATTTTACCATTATCTAATTTAATCCGTAATCTATCAACTATAACATCTATATTTACGATATTAAAATAATTTATGAATTTATCATCTATTTTCTTACCTGATTCATCAATAACATATTTTTTCTTCATACCTCTGTCTACATTTATAACTGTTGATCTATTAATAGTATCACCATTTATTGAAACTGAATTAGATACAGAATTAACATAAAAAATTTCTTCTGTAGGTGCAAAATAAATCCACATCCCCCTTTTTATCCTTCTATCCCCACCAGGGATAGTAATAGTACCTTTACGAGTAAATGGTAATATCATATTCGATTCCACTAAAAACTTCATATCATTAGCCAAAAAATCTCTAAACAAATCATAATTTACCTTTGACTGATCTCCAACTAACACACTTGTAGCTATATAGGCATCTGGTACAACTTTCTTATGTATACCAAAAATATTAGCAAACTCTTCAAAATATACTATAGGAAGAAATGCTGCTGTAGTATATTGATTACTGCCTAAAGTACCTATATCTGATGGAATAACTTGATACCAAGTAAAATATGAACTTTCCCAATCTAATGAAACATCATTAAACATATCAGCATCGACACTAATAATTTCATTATTCTTAAAATAATCTTGTATCTGAGATTTAGTATATGGAGGTTGTCTAGCCATGAACACAAATTGATCACCAATAGTATCACCCCAAAATTCAACAAATGGGAATTGACATACTTTATTAATCAACTCTAAAATAGGCCCATCTGGATTAGATAACTCTCCATTAGCTAATCTTCTACTATCTAATTGATGATCAATAACCATCTTTATTATTTTCCAAACTCCATTTTGCTCAACACTATCTAAATATTCTTTATTTGAGTTGCTTATTACATATGTCTTACTTTGTCTGTCTTCAATTTTCTTTGTTATTCTATTAAATGAACTCTTATAAGAATTAAATAAATCACTATTTTTAGGCAATACACCTGTATTAGTCAACTGATTAAAAATAAACCCCAATGAATCTCTTATACTTCTATGAAGAACAGTAAATGTAGACATAAACTGACCTGTAGTAAATATTCTCTTAAAAAATGTATCATCCTTATTATAATTAAGAAAAAAGTCCTTAGCACCATTAACTAATGCAAATGGCATAAAATAACTACCATCTTCTGATAACAATTTACTAAAATCTCTACCACTAACACTTATTGTAGATATTGCAGAAACTGAATTATATGATTCATGACAAGTATCAACTAACCCTATCATATCATAAATCTTATTAGGCAACTCATTCTTATCAATAAACATATCCCATTTATTCATATCATATATACTTCTCTTTTTCTCTATGTCAAGTTTCTCAAATCTAATGAAAACTATATCATTCTGTTGTATATATTTATGAAAATATGATAAATTATACTTATCATTAACTGTCTTATCTATATAAGAATACAAAGTATCACTAAACTTTTCTACATTATAAATATTATCTATTTCACCTAATGAAAATGAAAAATCTCCACTCTCTGATACTTTAGTATCCATTGATATAATAAATGGAGAAATATCTAATATCTTATCTATTGATCTAATATATATCCAACAGCTGAAAGAAACATGTAAATATCTTATAGAATAAGATGAATTTATAATCTTCACTTCATGAGCAGGAACATATGTAGGGTCATTTATAAGTGCTTTTAATTCATCTGATAAAAAAGTAGTTAAATTTTGTTGCACTAAAAATATGTCTTTCCCAGTAACAGATAATACTTCTAAATTTGTTCTATTTTTAGGCACTATTATCATAGTCCCCACATTTATATCATAGTCTAACTTATCATCAAACTTAGGTTTTACTAATTTTCTTTGTTCTATATATTCATCTTTTTCTGAATAAGTGGTAGCGGCTAATATCTTATCTGTTAAACTTTTATATTCTGTAGAAAATTCATTTTTCTGATCAATATTATACTTATCCCATAATCTATATAAATTACTCATATTAGTAGTACCTTGATATTCTAAAATCTCTTTCTTAGACATTTTAGGGGTGCCTATAATAGAATTAGGATCTTGAATTAATTTACTAATAGTACTCAACCCAGAATCTTGAACATAATATTCATAATAATCTTTAACAGGAGGCAAAACAGCTCTTTCAACTGATTTAACTTGTTTAGTAACATTTTTCTTAACTACATCGCTAGGCTCTTTAGAGTAATCTTTTATTTGAAATTTACCACTCTCAATAGCTATGTGATTAAAAGTCTTATAAAAGAAAAACTCTCTAACTCCTAATGCATATAATTTAACAAACAAATCACTACCACCTCTTATATCTTTCTTATACTCATCATGTAATATTATATCATCACTAAAAAACTTAAAATCTATTGCTTCTCCATACAAATGTCTTGATGTTTCTGAGCTATTAGGAAGTGTAGAATTAAATTCTTTTGTTCTTCTGCTAGAAGTTATAATAACAGACTGTATATTATAGTATACACAAATTTCTACTATAGCTTTCATTATTCTTTCATCAACAAACATATCTCTTTTACCAAATCCACCTCCACTTATTCCTCTAAAATCATCATAAGTAATACCAACATACTCCGATTTATAATCGAAGTATCTATCATCTCCTTTAACTAATTTAACTAATTTAATAGACACTATTTAATAATTTTTGAATTCTTACTATCTACCCAATTCATAAATTTAGTAATAGCTGTAACAAAATTAGATGTTGCTCTGTTAAACCCTCTAACAGCATCTGTTTGTAAATCTACAAATTTGGCTCTTAATTCCTCTTGAGTAGGGGTAGCTGCAATAGCTCTAGCTTCTAAATCTGAAACACCAACTTTTCCTTTAAACTCTTGTTTCATCATCTGTCCCATCTTACCATACCCTTTACCTAATATCTCAGCTTGACTAGCTGAAATTCCCATAGCACCTTCTAAATTCAAATATAAATTCTCTCCACCACCTGTTATATTCTTTAATAATTCTATCATACCTTCTGCATATCCCGGAGTTCTAAACCCAGCTTCTCTCATCTTTCTCAATTCAAAATAACTAGCACCAGGATACATTCTTGATAAAACTGAATATTGTAATGCTTCCATCTGAGGTGATTTAGCACCTGTCAATCCACCCTGTAACCCATTTAATAAAGAACTTAAGGCTTCAGGTGACTTACTCAATACATCATCCATACTGGCTAATGATGAAACCATCTTAGAATTTACTCCAACATCTATCCTGCCTAATCTTGATAATTGTTCTTTACCTTGTTGAACTATTATAGACAAAAAGTCAGGTACTGCAGACATATCCTGTCCTCTTACTATCCCACCTGCTCTCATAGCTGCAATAGCTGATTGTATATTACTTAACCCTGTTTGTCCACTTATTGTGGACATCATTTCCATGGAAGAATATAAATTTTCATCTAAATTAATACCTTTCTTCAATAAAAGCATATTCCTCAATGACTCTTCAATCCCAACACCTGATCTTCTTGACATTGCCAAAGGAGCAAGTCTCGATAACATATCTATTTTACTAAAACCAAGGGCTTCATTTGCTCTTCTATCTCCCAAACTTGCTTCTCTACCTAATGTAGCATATGATTCTCCCCACTGTTTAGCATATTCTGTAGCTAAACTCCATCCCTTTTTTGCAACTTCTGCCCCTATTAAAATACCTATCCCAGCAGCTGCTACTCCACCACCAAAACCAACCATAGCACTACCAGTACTACTAGCAACACCTAATCCCATATCAACGGGAGTTTCTGCTCCAGTAAAAGAACGTGTCAAACCTAATGCGATTGTAGAGGCACTCAATCTACGATAGTCACGTCTATCTCTCTCTTCTCTAGTTGAAGTATCAGATGACCCTCTAGTACCATACTTATCTTCACGATCATTAAAAACTGTTTCAGTATCAGATTCTCTGTCTTGTTTATTAAGTAACTCTCTAATCTGTTTTAAAACATCTAATTGTTCATCTTCTACTTTTGATTGACTTATTACATCATCATACTGTTGTCTAGCTTCTTCTCTATCTTGCTCACTTCTGGCACTGAACATAGCATTACTAAATTCCAACCTAGATTCTGCCAGAGATGTTTTATTTATACGTTCTCTTAATGAAATTTCTCTCTCTAATGCTTTATTAAATTCTTCCTGTGAAGAAGTTTTACTTCTAATATCATCAACAACCTTTCTTGCTTCTTGGAATAAACTATCACGAATCTCTTGCATACCTGTCCGAATATCGCCAGGTTCAACAGATAATCTTATTTTCTTATCGACATCCATTATTAATTATCATCGTACTCTGATAAATCGAAAGATTCAAATTCCTTTTTGAATTTCTTAAATTTTTGCTCTTCCGTTAAATTATCAATATCTTGATCAATATAAAACCAATCTCCTATATTAGGTGTATAATCATTCTTCTCCTTTACTTTCTTTATAATCAAATCTTCCTCATACTCAAATCTAATATCTAAAAAAGATACCCTCCGATGTGCTTCAGAGCCAAAAGCTATTTTATGCTTTTCTCTCCACCAACGATCAAGAGGGTAACGTATATTCCATATATAACAAAAATCTATAACATCTTCATTAGTTGTAAGACTATTTTGTATATCCAAAACTAACTTCTGAGACTTTTGAAATAATCTCAAAATATTTATCATTTCTTCTCATCTTTCTTATTAATCATAAGTTTTTCAATACTATCTAACCAAGGTTGTATTTGAATATTATAAATTTCTTTTAATTCTAAATAATCTTCTAATCCCATATCTTTAATACTACCTGATTTCAAAGACTTAATAAAACTAGGGCAAAATGATACAAAAAATGATTCTATGTCCACCATTAACAATGCTTCATCTGCAATAGGCATACCAAATCTATAAATATTTCCATAATTACCACCTGATAATATACTTCTCCATCTCCACAAATCTATAAAATTACCTACACTGGGATTAGAAACAGTGAATGTTTGTCCTTTTACTGAAAAAGAAAGCTGATCCATAATTTATTTTACTATTATTAAATTGGAAGTATTACTGGAGTAGTATACTCTCCAGACTGATTAAATGCACTTATCTGATTTTCTGTAACATCCCACGATGTATTATCAAGATATATATCTTTTATAGTACAAAAGACAGTACCTTTAGTAGCAGTGACAACATTCTTATCACTTACTGTTAAAATATCTTTCTTATATACAACAATATCTATAGGGACGTTTAACAAAACTTTGGTATCTACATACTGTTCTACTGTTTGTACTTCACGATTATCTAATCCGGGTATTCCAGTCTTCTTCAAATCTATCATATAGAAATCACATGACCATGTACAAGTAATGGACAGTAATGGTCTCTCCAACTTTGTTACTCTACCAAGTCCCATTACACTGCCACGTTGATTAGCTTCTGTACAGCGTAAATTTCTTATCAAGCCTATTGCTACACCATTACGTTTAATAATGGCTCTAGCTGCTGTCATTGTAGCATTCTGTTCAGGCATATCTTTAAGTATAAAAAATTATCGAATATTATAAGTACAATCTACCAGTAAAGAATATTCCCTTAATCTCACTATTAGGAGATGCTTCATAGTCTACGAATATCATATCTTGTTCTGTATGTGCAGTCACATTTCTGTATTCTACAATTAAAGTTCCAATTTTTCTCTGTAAATAAATCTTAGTCCATTCTATTGCATCTTCTTCAGTCAAAGATGATTTATTCACACCATCCGGATCAGACAATAAATCTTTCTTTGAGTTTATGATTAACTCCTTATTCAATTGAGATTTTATTCTCTCAATTTGAATTAAATGAGATTCACCATTATTAGTTAAAACAAAATCACTATCTTGTAAAGTATTAACATCATGTAAATTAATAAACTTACCAAAATCTTCATCCCATACTGTTACCAAAACACCATAATCATCCGCTATTTCTTTATCTTTATCATTTAACTCTGAAACTAATCCATCTATATCTAACGATTTAAAGGTAATAGGTACCTGAGGGGCTAATCCAAGAACTCTACCTGTATAATATGCTGCATGGAAAAATGCTTCCCAAATTCTAAACCCTGATGCATCTAATTTTGACGCTTTCTTAATGGATCCATGAACTAAATTAACTCTTTCTGAATTAAAATCTGAAGCATACTCAATAGAAGATAATATAGCATCATCATGACCAGCTAAAAACAAAAATTTATCATACTTAGCTTCATTAACTATATGATCTAATATAAGTAAAATATCAGTATCTGTTTGTGGCTTAGTAGTGGAGCATGTAGTTAATATAGCATTATAATCTAAATCTTTAATTACATCTAAAACATCTGCTAAAGAATCATATGTAGCAGACCCTCCAGTTGCGAGTTGAAAACTCTTAATATTAATTATGTCTGCTGAAGTAACTGTGCCAAGACCAGTAACTTCACTTTCTTCTTGATCTAAAACAAAATATCTACCAAAATCAGTATTAGTAAGTCCCCAAGTAATAAGAGTTTGAATATTATCAAATTCAGGAGACTGTGCCATCAATACAAACTTACTATCAGCTTGATATACTTCATCATATGGAATATTATCACTATATAATCCTTTATACTCTCCTCTCCATAATTTATACACCCATTTAGAAGTATCCTTTACTCCTGTCTCAATAGTATAAGCATAACCACTATATAACTTAGTAGCATCTAACCCACCAGAGAATTTAGTTGCAGTGCCTGTAGCTGTCCCTGTTACTTCGACAGTAGGAGTAATAATATTACTAGAAGCACCATACCCAATAGGGGCACTAAATACTATAGTAGGAGATGTCGAAGATATTACAGAACAAATTCCCAATAACGTCATATTAGCAGCTAACCCTGCCACCACTGTTGCTATATTATCACTGTTAGCATTAGTATATGAAGCTACAGTAATACCAGATATTTTTATAGTTATCTTATCAGATGTAGCACCTGCTGATGTAACA